CTTCTATAAGAGTATACACATTTTTAGGGAATTAGTACATATTTTTAAAGGTGAGCCGGGCGCTACTCCGGCAACGTATTTACTAAGGTTCAATTTTGAGACGTGTCAACTCAGTCGCAAATGCCTCAAAATGATTACCCTCTATTTCAATACCGAATATTGTCTTCATCTGTGCGTTCTAGTGGCCTGTACTACAGACAGTTTACCTGACCAATTCAAGGCGCGACCTTGACCTCCAGGAACCACAGCTTCCGCACCTTCACCTAAGTAAACTTTGGAGGAAGATTGTCTCTAAGTTTTCTCAAATCGCCCGCTTTTTCGTCAATAGATCTTTCGATGGCATAAATTTTTTCTTTTTGCTTCTTTTCAAATTCTGCCAGACGCTTTTTCATGGTTTCGTATTTTGTAAAAGCTTTTTTGGCTTCTTTTCGGCCTGCGCCAACGAACCACCTGTCAATGATCAGCTTAGCTTCCGTCATATTGCTGGCTATAATGTCTTTTCCAGTTTTTGGGTCAACGACTTTAACTGAATATGATGTTCGATATACTCCAGTCCCATCATTTCTATGGCCATCCCACTCTTTTTCTTCATATGTATATGAAACGTTTTCTAATAAAAATCCTTTATATTTTTCCATATCTACTCCTCATCATTTCGTGGATTAAAATAGGGCAAAAGCAGGCCTTCATCTAATAGTATTTTCCACAGAGCTTCTGCCCCTTTATTAAAAGCTGCAATGTACAGCTCATCAAGAGAATTTATCCGTAATTTAGCTTCTTCAGGAACGGGTTTGGCCAATTCTGCATCTATATGTTTTTTAATATCACTTGGGATCATTGTTTATCCTATCGATAATTATATTCTTTTCTTGAATGATATCTTTAAGATGGATCACTTCCATCTCGTATCTTTTTAATGCTTTTGTTAAATCGGAAATTTGCTCATTTAGAGAACTTTCTCTTTCAATGGAGCTTTCCATAAGATCATCGTTTCTTTTTATTTCTTTTGCAAGCAGGTCTGTTAGTGGGGAAATCGTCTCACGAACCGTTAATTCCCAGTGGTACCGATCTGCAATAATATTAGCGTATTTTAATAGATCCTTATTTGGCCTATCCACAAACTGCCAATATTTTTTAAGAATTTTCATCAACCAAAACACTTTTAGTCTCCTTTTTACGCTCATTCGTGATTACAAGCTCCCAATAGACCGTAGCTACAAACTCACCTTCACATGTTGGGCACTCAAACTCTTGATCGCTGTCTTGCTCAAATCCATCGTAATCACCGTCGTAATCTGCCATCGCGCCACAGTATGGACATTCAAACGTACTCATTGTGCTTCCTTAACTCTTCTTTTAGGTAAGAATTTAATAAAATCCACAACTGCCTCGAACCGCTTTTCATTGACTAATTGCCAAAGTTGAGCTAATTCTTTAGGCTTAAACTGTGGATAATCTGAAAGACGTCGGAGTCGCATAACATCATGACCAACTGCGTCTGGATATTCTTCAAGCTTAACAACTCCTGGAAACATCTGATCCTCTTTGAGAGTACCCACTTCTCCAGGACGCATGCCATTTCGACTCCAAGAGTCTGATCCATAAATTCTTACTACTTTATCACCTTTTTTCCACATAATTTACCTCTGTTACATCATCACAAAAATCCACAGCCGCCACCATTATTAAGAAGTAGTAGTCCGATTTTTAGACTGCCGTCACTTGGCGTTGGCATGGCTATTTTCTCTTTTTTAAAGCTAGTAAGGCTTTCACGAACTTCTTCGGCAAATACTGAGTCTCTTTTTACTATATATCGCATTTTCTGATATAAAGCTCTTTCATTATCAAGATTAGAGTTTGGACGGCGTTCGTATTCTTTAATGAACGCACGGATCAAGATCTTTCGTGCTTCGAAATCAATCTTCATCTTGCCACCACATCGAGCCATTCGTAATATCCTGTAGCTTGAGCTGGATATGAATCAGCAAACCTTCCTAATCTATCAACTTCGATTGCCACGTCGCCCACAACTGTAACCAGGAACGGTTGCGGCAACGAAACATCGTCATCACCTTTCCATCCCATTAATACAAAATTATGCCAATTGGTTGTGCCAATTTTAATAACGTTTTTCTTTGCCACCGCTTCATCGAACACTTTTTTAACTGTTGACATAGCCCCTCTCTTAATACAAAGGCTTACTTAAAATAGCGCCATTTACTTTATATGCTTTTTTAAGCACTGGAACGTATTGATGCCCAAAAAGTCGTCCATTTTCATCGATCATTCTCACTAGCCTTGATCCATCAGCAAAAATCATCAAAATTTCTTGCTTCATAAAGCCTCCTATTTAATCATCGCTCAAAATAACGTACATTGCAATAGGCCATAATAATACGCCAAATATCAATCCTCTAGCTACTGACCCAAATGATGCATCTTTATAAGTGTCCCGCTTTAAGATTGCCACACCAGTATAAAATCCTAATCCAAATATGAAATACTCGATAATCATTGCTACCACCTAATCATATATGTTGGATATGTCGAATTTATGTCAGATGTAGGTGGTCTAGATTCTACTATATGATATCCGTCTAATCGTAAAAGTACGATATTTGATTCATGAAGTGGAGCCGCAACCTCAAAAAGACCGGCCTCAGCCGCTTCCTGAATTTTCCCTAAAGTATTCGTATAGTTTAATAGCACTAGTCTTTTGCAGTTTTCGTCAGACATTATTCGCGCCTGTTCAGCATTCATAAATTCATGGCTCCATATTCATGCAATTTGTTATACAAAGTCTTAATGGTAATTCCAAGGGCAGCCGCCGCTTGCGTTTTATTGCCATTAAAATGCTGTATAGATTTTAAAATACTTTGTTTTTCCAATTCATAAAGAGTTATGTTTGGATCATAAATAAACTCAGGCACTTCGGGATGGAGCTGTAAGACCAGTTCGGATGTAACGATATGATTTGCTAAAATATCTAGTCGCGTCAACATATTCTTAAACTGCACCCTATCGCCTGGCCAGCCATGATTTAATAGTAACAATTCAGCATCCGGAGTTATCTGCAAGCGTCCAGCTCTTGTCCCAGATGGACTTTTTGAAAAATAACTTTCCATTAAGTTCTTCATGTCTTCAACGCACTCACTTAAGCGTGGGACATAAAGAGTGACGGCATTAAGTCTATAATAGAGATCTTCTCTAAATGTTCCCTTATTTACAGCGCTTTCTATGTCTTTAGAGGAAGATATAATCCTTGCATTAGACGTAATTGCCTCATTGCCGCCAACTCTGTAAAATGAGCCAGTTTCAAGAAATTTGTTCAATGCTGCTTGAAAACCTGGAGGAGCGGCTTCAATATTTTCTAAGAAAAGAGTACTAGCCATTTCTAGTAATCCTATCTTTCTTGTTTTTGCACCAAAGAAAGCTCCTTCTTCATGACCAAACATTTCACTCATGAGAAGAGTTTCAGATAGTTCACAATTGAAGCTAATAAAAGATCCTTTGCGGCCACTAAATTTATGTATGTCCGATGCAATAAAAATTGGTTCAGATCCTCTTGGCCCAATAATCAAGATATTGTGATTAGTTGGCGATATGCGATCAATTTGTTTTTTTAACAGCTTCATTTTATTAGAAAAATACGTCACGTTCATCCCCTTTTAAGTAAATGTGTCACTATAAAGTGATACGATCCCCACTGATTGCAGACCGCTACACCTCTTACATATTGTCCCAAAACAGGAACCACATCTCCAATGGAAAATTCTTGTTTTGCCAAATAACCATCGCCCCATCTAAAGTAGACAGTAGATCTTCGTGTAGTTTCATCGGGCCTGTGCTCTAGAGATTCCATTGAGTGATTAATCTTGTCTATACGTACTACTCTAGCCATAACAACTTGCGGCATACAATTATTAACCGACAATCCATGAGGCTTTTCCGGGGTAAATTCTGATTTAGGCTGCTCTAAGGCGAATTTCATTTTCTTCATGAGATCCTGTATTTTATCGCCTACTAACCACTCCTCACCTTTAAAAAATGGTAATCCTGGACCATTAGGATCTCCGTTAAAATTTAATCGACAACCTTCAGTTACAGTCACCGTCTGTTTTGCTAAAAATTCCATATCTTCAAAGGCAATTTTAAGAGCTTTTACCATTGCCTTACATTCATCGTTGCTATTTTCAAATTTCTTTTCTAAATCTTCAATAATTTTCATAATTTACAGCTTTCATTCAGTAATTTTTTGTCTTCAGAGAATTTAAGAATTCTTCTTCAAGAACTTGAAATTGACTCATTAATCGTTCATATTCTTTTGGTGGAATACGTTTTTTCTTTTTATTTTCAATTTTAGAGGCAATTCCCAGCATCTTTTCGAAGGCATCGACTTTACGTTTTGATTGATGCGCAAGAACTTTCTTTCCGTAAGCTGTCCTCATACCCTCTCCTCTGAAAGAGAATCACGTTATCCCCATGATATAGGCGAAATAAATGCTTTTCAAGGAATTTCTTTCTTTTTTCTAATTCTATTTTGCGATCACCATTGGCCGTAACTAATTCTAAACATATCAAATTGAGAATTTTTGTACACTCTTCAATGGGCGTCATTTTATCCCTTTAATTTCCAACTTTTAGCCCGTGCTATTCCCTCGTTAGCAAGAGGGTGGTTATAGTCAAAATCAATGCATGGACTTGTTTCATCTTCCTTGAGAAGGCCTAATGCAATGCCCATAATATACCAAGTTTTTTCTTCCATGTCATAAGGAATATCTTCTACAAAATGGCCATTTAATACATAGTAAGCGTATTTATGGGCCATTAGTCGGATGGTTTGATCTCGGAATAGCTCTTCGCAGAACTCTCTTTCAGTTTCTGCACGTTTTTTAAAATATGCTATGCGACTTTCTTGACTTTCTAGCATACTACTCTTCAAACAGCGGATATTCAGTGGTAGTTACTCTGCATTTTGCAAATTTCTTATCACCTCGCCATACTATATAGCAAGCTTTGCCATATTGAGGCTCCCATTTAGTGACGGATCCATATTTAGCAAATTGAGCACGAGCCAGCTCCATATCTCTGTTAGATAAATCTTTAGCAAGGTTTTTTAGTCCAGAACTAGAATTCTGATGTATAGGATTTATTACAGGCATAAGCCACCAAATCATAAATCAACCACTATAGCTTGACCATTGTGTAGTTTAGTATCCCATCTCAACTTAAAGCCCCATGGAGCGTGATGAGTGCTGTATCCAGTAAGAACAGCCTTCCTGCCGTCATCTCTAACTTTAGGTGCGCAATCCTTCTCTAGAACGTCAAAATCTTCTTTAGAAATCAATACAGTTAAATTGGAGAGGTCTACATTCGGATTGTTTTCAACATATTGAGCATATGCCTTATCCATATAATTTTTAATGTTTTGCACAGGATCAATCTGTCCGTACTCATTAGTTTGTCGAGCCGCAGCATAATCATTTCGAGCTTTCTCTATTCCGCCATAATTTGTATCTTTAATTAAATAATCCCAAATGATGTCCAAATCTTTCCAACCCGAAAACCAGCGGTGAACTTGCCAAAATTTAGCAACTTTTACTTCTAGAGATTCTAAATGCTTCAATCTCTTCGTTGAGATAATTCTAAATGAAATCATGTAGTCTCCATAAATTGAGCTTCAAAAAAGTATGCGTTGCATTCCCAGACCCTCTCTCCATTTTGATAGAGGGTTATCCAGTTGGTGTTAACACTGTCGTCAAATGTTTTCTTATGCATACTCGCTTCAAAGACTGAATTTTCCAATTCTGGAAGCTCTGCAATTCTACGATCAGCATTGATCCATCTCATTGCAAAGTCATTGGCTCTATATTTATACCTCAAGAGTTCCATCTGAAATCTCCACTACTTTTTTCTTTTTTCTAGTATCAATCATCAATTGTGCTTGAGTTTTTGCATCATCTAAAGCATGGTGATGAACTCCAGTCCGTTTTTCCATTTTGACGCCATATTCGTCCATCCAAGTTCTAAAACAGCGAACGTCCCAGTATTGATAGGGATTTTTAATGCCTACGTCTTTAAGAGCGCTAGCAATAAGCACTGTATCGAAATTTGCTCCATGACTCCACACTTTACCTCGATGTTGACCCAGAAACAGCGCCGCTTGCTCCATGCACCATTTAAAATCAGATGTTTGTTGACTGAAAATAGCCCTTGCCTCTGAACTTTGTTGCATCCACCATTTCAAAGTACTTTCGGAAATAGTTCTGCCAAGATTTAACTGATCTTGAATGGACGGAATTAAGTAAAGAGTATCGGCAATCTTATCGGGATAGTAAGCGACTAGGCCAATACTGAGAATAACGGCTTTTGGTTCGACATCTAAGGTCTCAAGGTCGATCATTGTGTTCATTTGCTCTCCTTTAAATCATCAAGAATTTTTTGTTTAATTGCTTCTAATCTAGCATGTGCTAGGTCTAAATCCAACTTTTTTAAATCTTCGGCTACAGTTAATACTTCAATTTTTAGTTTTAAAAGCTCTAATTCAGTCATAGAAATCTATTCATTTCAGCTTGGATCTTCTTATTTCTCCCCTTAACTACTAATCCTGGAGCTTCATCTCCACAGATACACGGTGGAGCGGCTAACCCTACATAATCTTTAGAGATGGCTGGCCTTGTTGTTTTCCCTGATTTGCCACATGAACATGTAATATCTTGAACTGCAAGACCTGGAAACAACTTAAGCCATTCTTTAAGTGAGATGTTGGGATAGATCATATCCCCCTCATTTTCTTAAATGAAGCAAAAGTTTCAGCATCTGGCTCTAACAGACCTTCACCTTGAGGTTCAAGTAGGTATAGGCTACCGCTACTTGTTTTAAAGATCAGAAAAGAACCGTAATCTGTTACTTGTCTTAAAACGCTAGTCTGAAACCAATCGCGAATTCCGCGCCCAATACAAAGAGATAAGCCTACTTCTTCGTTGATTCGCATTCCATCTTTTTCATCCCACCATTTACGCCAAATCAAGGCCACTTCTCCAGCTTTTGGGATTTGCAGCACTCCATCAACTATTTTACTTAAACGATAGTCAATGTCTGGAAGCTTAGGAATATCCAACTTAAAGACCTTTAATCCTTGAAGGGCATATGCAGGTGACATTGGCGTAGGCTTAATATATTTCATAGATGATCCCAAGCAATCATTGTTTCTGGAACATACGAAATATAATATCCATAGTCATCAGCGATGTCTTTAATCGTAATTACGACCTCTTCAAAAGAATAGTCTCGTCCTTGTTTCATCATTTCTGATGCAATATTATTGACAGCGACCCTATTATACCCCTCATCTGCTGCCTTCAAAATATGTTTCTTCATCAATGGGAGCAGATAGCCTTTTAAAGCATGGTCAGTAAGCTCATTAGCCCTGTCTGTTCTGGATTTTGCGTACGATGCTTTGATCATTTTTCTCTCCTAATCCCAATAGATTTTCATAGTAAAGTTGTCTTCAATTCTGTATCCAGCCTCTTCAGCTAGTTGCTTAATACGATCCTTGAGCGCTTTAGCCAATTCAGGGTAAGGACTCATGCGCTTTTGTCCTAAAAAAGAGGATATAATGTAGGCAACTGAGACCGACACTTCCCCTGTCGCCGCTGCTGTACGAATTGCCTTATTGACTACCTTGATGATTTGACAGATGTTGGCATCAATAAATGCGCTTGCATCCTCTTCCCTACCCTTAATATATACACCAAGCCTTGATCGTGCCTCACTGGCTTTCATTAATTCAACCTTCATTTCGTTTCCCATGTTACTCCCCTTCTTTTTCTAAATACACTGTCCCGTTCGGTAAAGTCATAGTCCAGTTCCTCAAGAATTTCTTCAATTCTGTCGTATGTAGAATCATAGTCTACGCGTTTAAACGTAAATTCATCGCGAAATTTATCTACTAAATATGAAAATGAAACGCGTGAATTTCCTTTTTTAGCCATCTCACGGATCTCTCTGTCAATGACCTTACGAAGAAGTTGGTTATGTTTTTTAAGAAAATCTTGTTTTTACGCTCTGTAGCCGATAGAGCATCGCTCATGATTTTATGAGCCTCCGCTTTGGTAATCACATTGCCTCCTATTTTAGTTCAAAAACCTTATAATGATCCAGGTAAGTCTGTAGATCCTCTTTACTTTCCATCTGACCCACAAAATCCTTAGTCCAAATCACTCCATTGTCGATGCAGGTAATCTTCTCTAGGCTTTCCGAACCACCAGAATCAACTGCAAGAATGTCCATGCCCATCTTTAGCTCTTCTATAGAGTTAATCTGCTTAATTTCCATATGACGCCCCAATAATCTGAGTCTCATCCCCTGTCACTGTTGCATCGCATACGATCCTGATCTTAAAGAGATCGAGAATCATCCCCAATAAGTCTCCATCGCTAGATATACTAAAATACTTACCAAAAGAAGTAAAAACATATGCCTGACCCCCTCTTTTATACACCTTTATCCGAGCTTCTCCAGAATATAGAACATACAGCTCTCTCATCTCACCATTTACACACACAACCTACTCCGTCTCTCTATCTCAGCCTGGGCTAGCCGTCTAGCCTCAAGCTTATCTTTGTTTGCCGTGCCTTCGTAAGCTTTCACAATATGCTTTAAATTCTCAATAGTTAGCCTATGCACTTCCAGTTTAACAGCCATGGCCAGATCCTTTACCGTCTTTGCCGTCTTTGCTGTCCTTCTCTTCCTCAACCTTAAGGTTACACTGGCTACCGAAGGCTGCAGCATCTGTCCATTTACCACCCAAAGCTTGGCATTGTACTTTAGCAGAGGAGATCGGGTCAGATCCCATGCAGGTAGTCACTACTCCTGCTGCAACGAAGCAGTACACATCCCCTACGACGCGGCGCGCTATTGCCGGACCGATCACTGCAGACTGCACTTTCTCAGTCACAAGAACGACTGTCATTCTATAGAGATTGGCTGCTCCGCCAGGAAGAACGTTCTCAAACGAGACTCGCTTTACGGACCAAATGTTTTGTTTCAATCCTGCCTGTGCAAGAACCGTGCCAGTTACAGGATCTTTAATAACTACAGGAGAAGTAATCTTATTGCCAGCCAGCATAGTAGAGGCACGGACTGGATCTTGTAAATTAACCCGGATTTGGTTGACATAGGCCAAGATGTCAGAATTAGCAACCGCCGTAGCGTTATTTTTAGTCATAAGAACCGTAAGGTCGCAAAGAGCAAGGGAAAGAATCCCCATAATGCCCATAGCTACCACTACACCAACGAGACTTTGTCCTTTTTCATTAACGTGCATCATAAATCCCCCTATGCCCTAAGAATAGGATAGTTTTAGAGGGAATGCAAGATATTATTTATCTAGTATCATTTTGGCTAGCCGCTTGATCTTCTCATCGTCAGACACTGTCTCTAGAATCTCTTGAGTTGGATTAAGGATTCCGCTAGCTTGACTAGCCTTTAGGCCTAAAATGTCGATCATCAGAGGGTCTGTACCATTATCAGTAGTTAGGTAGATTGCCGTAACCTGAGACGCTTGCCCATCCCTCTGTAGTCTACCCTTAACCTGTTCATGAACGCCTGGCGAGTAGTCTAGTTCGCCAAAAACGACTATATTGCAGGAGAGCTGCAGTCCATCCAGTCCTACGCCTGACCGCAATGACATAATCATGACCTTTGATTCTCCAGACAAAAAGGCCGCCTTAGACTTTTCCTTTTGGGTTGGACTTTCACTGCCTGTATACATGACCGGGTTATAGTCCTTAAGCTCTTCTAGCCATATATCGTAACAGTCCCTATGCCAACCAGCTAGTAAGATCTTCTCGCCGTTTTCTAAAAGAATCTTTACGTAATCAGCCACACCCTGAGCCTTAGCTACGCCCGTCATCATTCTGGCCTGAGCATCAAGCATCCTAGCCGCCTGTCCACGCTCAGTAAAGGATCCGGTTAGTACCCTAGCTGCAATCTCTTTAAGCTCTTTTTCAGCTTTCTTTACGTAGGATTCATTATATTCGACTTCATGAACAATCTGGTTGACTTGAGGAAGCTCTTTGCCGACCTCTTCTCTAGTTCGACGAATCATCAAGAAATTCTCTCTCAAATAAGATCCTAGGACTTTCGGGTCCTTTACCCGGACCTTATTGTCGTACAAGTAGTTGTTACACCATTCTCTAGTAAATTCATTCCAATTGCCTAGACAGCCAGGGGAGATGAGGTTGAGGACTGCATATATTTCTCCTCCGTAGTTATAAACAGGAGTGGCAGATAGCCCTAAGACATACTCTGCCGCGCTAGCAAGCAGCCTTGCCGCGCCATATTTATCGCTACCGGAAATTCTTAATTCTTGGATTTCATCAAAAACGACAGTCTTAAAGAAGCCTTGACATAAGATCTCATTCCATCCACTAAGCTTTGAGTAGCTGATTATATATACGTCTGCTTTAGGAAGAGGGTAGATTCGACGTTTATTAATTATGTGGACGGATACGCCAAGGAAGCTCTCTACTTCTCTTTTCCATTGATTTGGTAGATGCGTTTGACATACAACGATAGCCGGCTTATTGGTGGCCGCTATAGCTCCAAGTCCAATAGCAGTTTTCCCAAGACCTACATCGTCTCCACATAAAAGTCGTTTTTTCTTTAAAAGCAAATCACACGCTATCGATTGATACGGCCTTAATGGCTTAAGCATATCTATAGTTGAGGGCTTGTAGGTAGGGAGAAGTATCGTCTCTAGATCTCTTTGATCAGAATCAAAGCCGTGGACGCCAGCCTTAAGGATCGCTTCATCTTTCTGAGAGATTTCAAGAGGATAGCGCATCATGAACCAGTCAAGATCTTTGCAGACTACCTGGGAGTTAGAGATAGATATAGAGTCAGTGGAGGCCTTGTTGATTTTTCTGAATACATCTTTTAGTCGCAAACTTACATGGGGCTCTACTGTGAGAATCCATGAGTTGTCTTTATATTTAATCGATCCGTAGGTTTTCATTTGATCATATGGCTACAGCACTCAGCTAGCCATCCATCTCTGCGGGCTGCGTTAAAGGACCCAGGACTGTTTTTTAACCACATACTTTGAGTCTTATGCTTCAAGGCTTCAAGCTTACATCTCTCCAAAGTCCAGTAACCATTAGGCTTTCTTCTCTTTTCCATGTGACCACAACACTTATCTAGCCAGCCTCTTTTTTGGGCAGCCCGATAGGAGCTTTTATCACTTATTTCCCACTCAGATCTAGTCCGGTATTCCAAAGCTTTAGCCTTACATCTCCCTAAAGTCCAATAGCCTCTAGGTTTATTGCTCTTTCCCATATGCTGTGTACATTCATCAAACCAACCTCTTTTATGTGCTATCGAATAAGAACTAGCACTTCCTTTTGACCATTCAGTTCTGCTTTTATATTTTAAGGCTTCAAGTTTACAATTCTCTAGAGTCCAGCGATGCCGTCTTTGAAAAAATCCGTCGGTAAAAAACCCAAGATCATTTCTGTCTAGCCAGTCTAGAAGAGAACTCTCATTATCGATTTTTCGTAATTCTACCTGAGTTTTTATAGCCATGACCTACCCACATGAATAACCATTGCTGGCTTATCATTTATTTTCTCTTGTACTTTCATATACTTAGACGTCATTAAGATAATCCCTTTTACTTCCGGGAACTTAGCATATCTTTCGAGCTGCCTATGTATACGCACTGGCTGACCACCGACTTTACATTCGACAGCAATCCCGTCTATAAAGAAGTCTACCCTATTTTTTGCATCAAAGCTATGTTCTTTTGAAAAAGAAAAGCCTTTCTCTTTAAGAAAGGCTGCTATTGCTTCCTGCATCTCGACTTCCGTAGAATGGGGAAATCTGGCTATTTTCAATAGGTTAAATAGCTCAATCACAGTATCGCTTCTTCCCTAAAGCATAGGTTGAGCTGCCAAAAGCCTCCATATGCTCTTCTCTCAGTTTATTGCAGTACATCATAGGAGAGTTATTGTTGAATCCAGAACCGCCCTCTCGCCATTCTGGAGGGTAGTCAGTTCCATCCCTGCACCCTAAAGAGTAATACGTCTGTATATCCTCATAATGCTGAGCACGTACAGACTCCATATCGTAGACGACATTCTTTGTCATATACTGACAGAGAAGCGTCACAAGCGCTGCCGTGACAAAGTTCGTACACAGAATGATAAAAAGAAGCGTAGTTCTTACCACAGCAAATCCACAAGAGTCCTAGACTTCCATCCAATATAAAACGACAGAGGCAGTCCAAAGAGAAGCTGGAACCCTTCACTTAAAAACGCTCCTAAGATCGTCATAGCCGAAAAGGATAGGACGACTGCAAAAAAGATAGACATAGCTATACGAGCGAATTCATTCATTTTTTAGCTGCCTTGATAGCTTGTTTTAAATCTTGCTCCGGCACAACGCCCTGGAACACAGCTATAACCTTACTGCCGCGAGCGATAATGGTAAACGGTACGGCCTCAATTTTAAGCGCCGCAGCCACCTCTGGAAGCTTTTCTGCGTCAATCCTAAATACGGTGATTTTCTCGCTCTTTTCAAGTTTCTTAAGCGTCGGCTCAAGTGTCTGACAAGCTTTACAGTCCTTCAAATAAAAGACCGCTACATGAGGTAGCTGAGTAGCAATGGCCGTCTCAATTACCGAAAAATTATCCCGATCAATCTCCGTTGCCGCCATAGAAGTAGATCCGATCAACATAGCCAAAATAAGACCTTTCATAAATTCTCCTCTTTCATTTCATAAATAAAGATAGCAAGCCAAATAAAAAATGCCGTTACTCCAGTAAATAGCGCACCATACCATACGGCAATGGCGGCTATCAATAATACTAAAATCCTAATTATTTCCATTACTTAAGCCCCAATTCTTTAAGTCGCTCTTCCAAGTACTCACCAGCCGTCTTCTCTGGAGACAGCTGAACGCTAGAATGAGGATGAATGAACAGAGGGGTTGAGTACCTGGCCTTATTTTCTTTAGGATTAACAACCCTATGCGTCGTAGACGGGTAGTAGCCACCAGTAAGTAACTGGACCATATCGCCTATATTGACTATAATACTGTTCATATCGGTGCCCACATCATGCCAAGCACCACCAGTTAGGACCTGAAGCCCTGATTCTGTAGCTGCCGGAAGCATAGTGATAAAGTTAATGTCTTCATGTGCCGACGCTCTAACTGCTCCAGGTTCTTCCTCCCCTGTAAGCGGAGGGTAGTGGATAGACCTAAACAGGGTAGATGGGCTTGCCGTTACCATGTCATCCCAAGGCTCTTTAGCTCCATAGCCTTCCTGTAGTATAGAAAGTAGAGAAGCTCCAAGCTCCTCTAGTTCAAGAGCTAGCTCTAGGGTAGAGTCTGATATGGGCCTAGAGCCTAATCTATAGGGGTAGAAGTGGTGGAATTCCTTTAGATCCTTAAGGTCAGAGTCCTTAGCCTTTTCAGAAAGCATAGGGAAGTACCCGTCTTGAGTCTCGGGACTGAACTTAAGCTTCTCTTTTCTCTCGTTATCTCCAAAGAACTTAACTACGTCATTATGGACGGCCTTAAGTAGCTCTGGCGACACTTCGGTACCAGTCAGGACGGCAAATCCTGTGCTTTTTATGGAATCTATGAATTTTTGGCTAAATTTAGCCGACCTTACGTTAATTGGCCGCATCAGTCTTTTCCGCCTGCTTCGCTTCTGCCGCAGCCTTAGCTTCTTGACGTTCTCGGAGAAGCGTCTCCATTTTAGTCTTAATCTCGGCTACCGTATAGTGATGAAGGCGAGAGACTTTCATAGGGTTACCATTAGCTGACACAGCGTTTTCTGGACGGTTTTCGCCGTTTTTCAGCATCTTTTTCCAGTGATTAGCCTTCCCGTATGCGTCAAGAGACATTGCATTCATCAAGTCTCGCTCTGCTCGGGTAAGTGGCGTGTATTCCCATTTCTGGACTGGAGGCGCTGCAGGTGCCTGAGTTTCTTCTTTAGTTTCTTCCGTCATATATTCTCCTTTATTCTCAACATTTACACACACAACCTAAAATCTACTTTTTTATCAGTTTACCATTTCTCACCATTTACACACAACCTAAAATCTACTTTATTAATTTCCCATTTAAGTGATCAATTTCGTGCTGGATACATTTTGATACTATGCCATTACAAACTTGAGAACGCAAGTGTCCCTGAGCTGTGTAATACCTAACCGAGATAACCTCTGGTCGCTTTACCTCTACGGATTCACCCGGGAAAGATAGGCACCCTTCACAGAGAGGAGTTTCATGGTTAGATTGGTAGACAAGCTCCGGATTGACCATTTCAACAGCTCCGCCAGGCATCATCACAATAATTACTCGCTTCAAGACGCCTACTTGCGGAGCAGCTAAGCCTATGCCGCCAGCAGCTAACATCGTCTCTTTCATGTCGGAGATTAATTTAAGTAAGGCATCCGTCCCAAATTCATCTGAGGGGATTGGGCTTGAGACCTGACTCAATGTTTCATTTGGGTAAATTAGTATCCTCATTCATCCTCTTCTTTATAGCCTCCAAAGCCAAATTCATCTTAATTCTTGCTGATGCATTACTTGTAATGATTTTAACTTGTTTTGGCATAAACTCTGGATTTTCCTCTAAAAACAGAAGAACCTTATATCCGGTCAGCTCGTTACCCTCTTCATCATAGCAGGCCAGATCGTGGTCCAGAAGCAATATATCCCATCTAGACTCTTTAAGGGCTTGAATGCCCTCTGAGAATGTGCGGGCAATCCTACTTGGCACTAGTCCATAGGTCTTTTCTATGAATTCCACTGTTCTTTCGTCGTCAATTAATAGAACCATCTTGCTCCGCCACTTTCTTCTTAATAGCCTCAATAGCTTTTGGATTTTGCAATTCTTCGGTTGTAACAAGAAATTTCATGATTTTGCCAGTTTTCATGTTTTCATAGACGATGAGTGACTTCTCGGGATCTGAAGCAGTCATATAGTCGACGTAGTAATTTTCCGGATTATAACCTGCTCTTGCGAAAGATGCCAACATCATAAAAAGAAAGAATTTCATTTTACCTCCTGGCGACCAGCCATACTAATTAGGCTAGGCATAAGTCTCGTCTTGATCTGCTGTATATTCCCACTAATATACTCAGCCTTCTCATGCCAAGTATTGTAGACCCTAACCGTCAACATGTCTTGTGCTAATCTCTGAACCTGTACAGTCAAGTAGGTCGGCTCCATCTGTCCTGTCCACCAGAAGTCTTTTTCTGATTCAGGAGACGTTTGCTCAATACCGGCTAAGACTTCATCATATAGAGTTTCTACAGCCTTCATTACCAGCCCCTCCTGTGGTTAGCACACGTTGGATGATGCAAGTACGTGTTGTCCTTCAAGACCCAGGCGCCGCATGTGCATCCACCAGTCTTCATTTTACGCACATCCGTACTCCATGTCCAGTCTTTTTCGTAAATAAGCTCTTCTAGCATCATAAGCTTAATAAAGGCCTCGTAATCCATTCGAGGCAAGACATAGGTACTGTTTTCCTTCTCTGCCTCAAAAAACTGCTCTTCCGTTGAAGGCCCTAAGTTTATCTTACGGAAAGAGATATACTCATTCGGCGCAAGCTCTCTGCGATACTTAAAGATCTTTACTCCATGATCAGTCCATGAGCGGATTACATCTTCACATTCGCTGCGTCTCACGCTTTAGCCTTCTTTTTAGCCTTCTCAGCTCTAGCATTAAACTCCAAGAGGCTCTCATTTGTAGCGTCAAAGCGCTTAACTCCTGCTGGACGGAAAACTGTATTCTTTTCTGCAAAATTATCAATGACATTAACTACTTGCTCGCTTGCCAGAAGAGTTACCTCTCCGTTATGAAGCAGTAGACTCTCTTGCTCGGAAAGAGTCACCAGGAACTGGCCTACACCCATAGCGTCCTTTAATTCAAGTATAAGACGGTCAATCTCTTCATAGAGAGGCTTGTTAGCCTCCATAATTGCCTTCAAGGCAATAAGGCGAGCTGCTTTCTTACGAACGTCTTCAGTAATCATTACTTGCGCTTTGGCGATTTCCATTTTGGCCCCTTTTTAGGTTTAGTACTAGCTTTCAATGCCATAACTTCAGCCTGGACAACAGTCCTAAGGGAAAACACGTCTGAATTTACTTCGTCAATGTCTTGCCCTTGGGCCTTGACTCTAAGGCTAATCTCGCTAATGCGCGCAGTTATTGCCTCTAATGAATTAAGCAATTCTTCTTCCTGAGTAGTTAACTTAGTCAGTAGACTACTCATCTCTTTTTCTGCAGAAAGCACCTCTTCAAGAACTTTTTCTAGTCGAGCCATTCTGATCGCTAAGCTAGCAGCAGACTCCTCTCGATCATCCAAGCGCCTTGATACGGCTCGCAAGTGATTCTCTAATTGAGTTTTATCTGATTTCCGGTTCTTTTCAGATCGGTCGTACAAAAATAAAGCTACCGTAACAGCAATAACAAAAAGAAAAAATTCCATCCTATCCTCCGCATCTCTCTAAGAGAAGTTTGTGTAAGTACTCTGGGGCTGCCTGACTAGTGCCAGTCATCCCTCCAAAATTATTATTAGGTAAAGTAGAGTAAACGTCAACCCCTATCTCCTCTTTTAATCCTGGTGCGTAATTACTTTTTTCGTACATCTTGCCGCGCTTTGTTATGGCTTGCACCGGGATAATTGAATCATTTGGTTTAATGCCTCTAGAATATGACGCCGGATAATAAGTATCTTTATCTAGAGATTTACCGTCGTTGCCTGCAGCTACTACGCTAATGCCGCCTTGAGCGCCGAACATTTCAAAGAGCTTCTGCTCTTTCTCGTCAAAAGATGCTCCTCCGCCAGAATAGTTAATGTAATCAAACTTTTCACGGATAGCGCGTTCAAGGCAAGCGTTACTTTTATTGAGAGCTGCGTTTTCCCCTTTTTCAAGCCCGGTGAAGTACTTGCAAGAGTAGATTTTTACATTGGCGCAAAGCTTAGAGAAGAGAGGCTTATCGCGTTTTACCCTGCTCTTTATATAGTCATTTCCATAGATAATAATGCCAGTTACATGCGTGCCATGTCCAATAGAATCGACGTAGTCGTCATTTTGTTCGTATTGGACATAGTCTTTAAGGGCATAATGGCTGCCAATGCCAGTATCTACGACAAGAACCTTAATTTCTTTAGGTGCTGCCGCATTAAGATCCGCATTGGCGCAAGAATAGGCGATTGCCATGACGCAAGCGATCATGAGGAGGACTTTGTTTACTTTAAGTAGGAACTGAGCCGTTTTCGTTAATCTCTTTTTCATACTTTTAGTATGGAGCTTCTAGGCCCGGAAGTCAATCTTTAGGAGTAGAATAACATTTTTTGCATCGTAATGAGCCATTGATGTTCTCCCATGTATGGGGAGGGCAATGGAGGGTTGAGATAGCCTCCCCTGTCGCCTTATCCACCAAGAAGCATGCAATGTGTATAGTAGCAAATAGCCCCGAAAAAATCAGGGCTAGAAGATTTCCAGCAAAAACAGCGTAAATACCTAGAATTACTGCAAAAAACAAGTACATTAAGCTTTTTCGTTTCGTCTGTAGACATGAGACATGGACGAAGAGTGAGCTGATCGGTCACTGCTACGGCCAGTTGAACGTTTACGTACGCCAGCTTTGATGCGCTCTTGACGCTGTACAGCAATAACGTTACGTCCTTCAGGCACAAGACCTTGCCAATTCACAAAAGACTGCTCTTTTTGTGACACAACGCCGTTTTCGTCTTTAACTTCAGGCTGGGTCACTACTTTAAAAATATCCTTGAGCATAGCAAAGTCCTTTGGATCTAGAGCCTGTTTAATAGCTCTGACCTGGAACATAAGCTTATTGACTCGTCGGCGATGGGGAGCAATATATAGCGTTTCCATAGCTTTTTGATGTCTATTGCGAGCTCGCTTCATAGCTTTAGCCTGTTTCTTAAGCTGTGAAATGCGAATTTCCTCAAGGGTGGTAACCCCTACAGTCTTACGCTTCTCTACAAGGGCCGCCAACTGGTCCATAATACTTACTGGTTCAGTTTTCGCCTCTACTGCTACGACACCTGATGCCGTATTTGTTTCTGGAATGCTATCTCCGCCTGTCATATTTTCTCCCTTAGCCTCTGGCTAGTTCTTCTTCATTGTATTCAGTTAATTTGGACCAGTTATAATCAAACACAAAGTCAGCAAACCCGTACGCCACAGCCTCTTTAGCCGTCATGAATACGTCGTCTTTCTTTTGCATCTGATCTATAACCCATCCTTTAATCCATTTTTTTGATTTATTCTTAAATTTGCCGCCATTTTTCATTACTTCCACATAAATGTCGACCATGACTTCTGCGGCTACCTTCTGAAATTCTAGTTCGCTCATGACAGTCCGGTAATTACCTTGAAAACCCAAGGTGCCTTCATGAAACATGAAATAGCTATTAGGCATCATCACCCGCTTATTGGCGGCAGAGAAAATGAGACTAGACATAGATCTAGCGTGCGTATAGTTAAGGATTGTAACCGGAAATGGACAAGATTTAATGGCATCGTATATCGCCATCCCTTCCGTCCAGTCACCGCCACAGGTTTTCATGTGGATTACTACCGGCTTATCCGGATTAACCCTCATACAGAGGTTTAGGTTCCGGATAAAGCGATTGGCCATAGTGTATTCAACCCCAGGCTCACCTGCCGCCTCTCCAGCACCATTTTGGTAATTCTCCATGCCAAATAGATATATGTGATTCGATTGCAAATCTACGTCGTACTCATGTATGTGCCAAATAGGATCTTCCGATTCGGCTTTAATTTTTCGGTCTATCTTATGGTCGCTTGACATTTATATACCCTTTTCCTCACCATTTACACACAACATAAACCTGCTAAGCCTTATGTCAGCCACGGACCTTCACTTACAAAATTTAACACTTTTGGACCGTCTTCGTCAAGCTCCTCTTCAATGACGCTGGCAAGGAAAGAGAAGTGATGCTTCTTGATGATTTCTTTGGCTAACTTAATCTTTTTCTGAATTTCCTCTTCGGTATGTGCCGACGTTACGGTTTCCCTTACGCCTTCAGGACCAAAAAATATGATTGTGGCTAAATACATACTAAAACTCGACGCTCAGACTGATGCCAACCTGCTTAGCTGTGTTGCCCCAGGCCCCCATAAATACAGGACCTATAATTCTGCGCTCAATCCCTGCCCCATAAACTTCTCCATCCTTACTGAGTCCGACTAGCCCCTGAGCCTTCCACTGAGGCTTAAGATTGACGACTACTGAAGCTTCCTTAGATTTAGTGTCTTTATTGACGGTCTCAGTGCTCTTATCTTCGGTGCGTTTTTCTGTTTCTACAGTGCCGTCTGGACGCTTAATGATTTTCTCGACAGTTACGACGTCGCGCTTGACGACTTCCACTTCTTTTACGACCTCTTCACGTTTAATTTGGATCTCTGCTGGCTGCATATATCGACCGAAGGCATACCCAAGGCCTGTCATGAGAAGCGCTACGATGGCGAACTTTGCGTACATGTTCATTATATACTCCTAAAGTATAGTCTCCAGGTTCCCACCTGAAGCAGTAATAATTTTTAATAAAATTGAGCTAGTGTGCTCTAGCCTTAAAATATGCTCTCTACACTGCCCTAGATCATTCCCGACTGCCAAAACGCCATGCCTTTGCATAACGACGATGTCGGCCATCCTGACAGCAACCTCTGTGTCTAAAACGAAGCTACGTGCGATTTCTTCATGCAATTTCTCGCTGCCTGGTTCAAAAAATGGAACCGTATGACCCAATTCTGTATATCTACATAATTCTGGCCATTTGTTCATTAAAACTTGAGAATAAACAGCCTCAAACTTTGATTTAGAGAACAGCTCAAAAAGAGCTACTGTATTAGGGGAATGTACGTGTACCGAGGCCTGTTTTTGAGTTAACTGCAGAGCATCTATGTGTGCCATGGCCTCAATTGAAGACCTGCCTCCAGAAGGGGATTCCAGTAGTTCACCGTCTTGATCGAGAATAACGTACTCGTCACTAAGGATGTCATCTTTTCTTACTCCAGAGGCCGTAACGAGGAAGTTCTCGCCTTGCCTTACGCAAGCGTTGCCGTCTCTAGTCGTGATGTAGCCGTTTTTAAAGTACCATTCAAATTCTTGCTTAATAATAATCATCGGCTTCATGTGTCAATCTTTCCGGATAGGGATACTACCCCAACCGAGTCCGTCGTTGGAATTGATTCTATCTCCATTAGGGCTGCATTTACCGTATCAGTAGACTCTTTTCTGTTGTCCTTCTGAAGATATGAGGCAAGGTATCCATGAGTTAAATCCAGACTCCATATGCCGCCAGTAAACATACGCTTGTCGCCAAAAGTGAGGTAGCAGTCGTAGTTTGTGCGAGTGTTGATCGCAATGTCTGTAGGGCCGTTCCTAGACTTAGCTACGTTAATCCTCATAATGTTATTATGCCTATCCTCTGGACTTCTATTGAGTGTAATAATGTTAGGCATATTCTGGGCAATACCGAAGGCTTCATCGATTTCTTCCATACCAAGAAGGGCATCGGCTTCAACCTTATTATTATTTTGCTTAAGGCCGTTTCGGTTTGTCTGGATAGCCACTAGGGAATGTAGGTCTAATTCAACTGCAACGTGGTTAAAGTTATCATAAACTTCAGCCGCCTCGACCCTATAAAGTCCCTCTTTAGAGCCGCCCCTGTACCTAGATCTAAGCTTCTTCGGGTAGTCGCTAATGAGTAGATCGTAGCCTTTGCCGGTATTGTCTATCCTCTCCTGATGGAGTTTTTTGATTAAATCCATTACATCTTCAACGTACATGCCGCCAGTTCGAATATAAGGCACAAAGGTAAGGTGATTGTTAATGTGCTTCGTTAGGGCCTGTATAATACGGCGCCCTTGAGGATCTTTAATCATCTCAAATGCAGTCTGCATCTTTATTCCAGCAAAAGCACAGAGAATTCTGAACCTAATCTCTTCAGGGTCGCCCTCGTGTATCATGAAAAGGACATTTGATGATTGCTTAATCGCATGCCTAGCAATAGTCACAAACGTAGTAGTGTTGTGGGTTACAGTAAAGTCCCCTAGAAGGAATAGGTGATCTCCATCTAACTCAAAGCCGTAATAATCCCCCACTCCTATGTCTTCAATCTCAAACTGCACTGCACGAGCATGTGTAGCGTCTTTCCACCTGCAAGTAGTGACGAAAAGCTTAGGGTTCTTGATAGGTAATCTACTAAAATCTCCGCGAATCTGAATTTTAGACTTCTTTACTATGGCCCTAAAGCCTAGGCTTCTAGCGATAAAAGCTACGTCTTCGGCAACTCTGTCATGACACTTAATGTCCATTGTTGTTTGCCTGATAGAGCCATAAGCGTCAATTATACCAGCCATAAAAGCTAGTCGTTCGTCAATAGATCCAGTCCTATAGGCCTTATCTATGCTTTCTCCAAGAGAAAAACCGTAACCATACGGATCAGACAGGTTCTTGTGCGGAAACTTAACTGCAGCTCTCCACATTAGATTGGCAGACTTAAAGTCGCGGTCTTTCTTGATGTATTCCTCAATAGGAATGTTTGTGATCTGACCCCTACCATCTTTAATGTTCTTAAGGCTAAGTACATGGACATCGTTACACACCCAAGACAGTCCACTGGGAGCATTAATCCGGTACAGCTTAGATCGGCCCTTAGTTGTACCTAAGACGGTTCTAGGCTTAGAATCTGGCCCCATAAGAAGATCCCCAGTCCTTACGTCCTGAGACATCTTAACGCTACCGTCAAACATAATGACCGGCGTATCCTTACCTAGACACTTACCGACGTTTGACGGTGCCATAATGGCGCAAGCTTCCTTTTTAAAAAGACCTCCGCCTAAAGCAGAGTCTAGGTTAGCCATACCTGTAGGGATACTCTTCTCTCGTCTAGCTTGCTGCTTATTAATCCAAATTTCTGGATTATCAAAAGTCAAAATGTCTCTATTGTCTATAAAAGTAGCGTCTTTGATGGCTAAAAGCTTTTTATTTGTCCACTCAAAGGCTTCCTCAAAACCCTGACTCTTATACTTCTTTGCTGCACCCTCGACGGATTCTTTAAACATGGAAACCCTTAAGAAGCCGGTCAATTGCTTTTCTAGTCGGTCTAGGGCAAAGTTTCTTCCGCCAGCAATACACAGGTTCATTAAGAAGTAGTATTTTTGCTTCATATCTTCTTTTTGATCTAAGAAGAAGTGTAGATTCTTGAACTCCTCAACGGAAGTAATATGGCCACCTTCGCGCTCATGGAATTGCTTAAGCTGACTAAAGAGGACTCCAAGCAAAGGATTCTTAGTGAACCATTGAGGCTCAAGCTTAGCATATGCCTTAGCTGCAAATCTAGGAGTCTCCAGGCAGTGGCCGATCAAGGCCTGCTGGAAATCTTCATTAAACGGTAATGCCCGCTCTTCACTCATCGTTCTCACCATTTACACACATCACGAATCCTGACCTAAGCTTAGTCTTACTCTGCTGAACTTAATTATTAATACCCTTCGGAAGAGGTCTCTGTCAAGACCTTTCAAGATAAAGTCATCAACAGTGTTTTCTAGTACTGTCATCCAGAAAACTCTACGGTATTTACGAGGAAATTGATTTTTCTTTAAGAAAGAGTTTAGGTAATCTTGAGACTCTTCAACTAGCTGATTTTTAAGTGAAACCTTAAGCTCCGCCTCTTCTTTAGCAATCGCAATACCTTCTGGCGTCTCATCGACCAAAGACTCCGTCTCATCAGTGTGCATGACTTTATTCTTGTACCTGTTGATGATCTTAACAGATCGCTGCTTAAGGAAGCTAGTAAGTATAGGAGGATCTACGTCCCCTTTTGAGAAAAGGACGTAAGCATTTGTAAAGAGGATAGATTCCAGGTCTTCAACTTGAAGTCCGGCATGTGTGCAAAGTGGATCATTCCGGTAAACCATTGATTTAGCTACGCTTTTAATGATTTTTCTATGTGCTACTGCTCTATCCACAGCAGTTTGATCTAGTTCAGCAGGAAAAGCTGAACGCATTAAATTGGTGCCGTCGAAGTCATCTAATTTAGTGTCCATACTTACTCATTTTAAACTCTATATAAGCAAAAATGTCGTCGCCATCTAATTTCCTAGCCTTTTCAAAGGCCATGACGCATTCATTGAACGTACAGTCTCCAAAGTCATCCCTATGGTCAGGAACCGGAATATAGTAGCAATCTATGTCTACGTTCTTTAAATTGTAGCGAATGGAAGATAGCTTGTCAACGGCGTCTCTATCTAGAGCCAAATATACTCTTTTAATCCCAGTTTCCTTTAGGATCTCGATCTGCCTCTTACTGATCTCTTTACCCATAGAAGCAACAAAATTCCCTACTCCAGCGAATTTAAGGGCTGACACCGGACCTTCTGCAACTATAGCGAAGTCCTTGTTGATTATGTTTTGATAAAACATTAAGGTATTGGCTTTCCATGCGCCTGGTACATTGTACATTCTGTACATGTGATCAACCTTATCTATCGCTCTGCCTTGCCATCCGCAAAGCTTATTATCTGTAATAACTGGAAAAATAACGCGCCGCATAGACGGAGAATACATGATGCTATGCTTATTTTGCAGATCGACGGGGATACCACGAGACTCAAGATACTCCATGCCTTCCTTAGAAGAGTAATCGGACATAAAAGAAATATCTATGGGAAGCATAACAGAAGGTAATTCTATCTTGGCTTTTTCGGGCTCTTCTTCGTCAAAACTCACCCTGATCTCATCAGCTAGATCCACTACGAAGTCAAGGATCTCTCTCTTGACTACGTCCATTGGCAGTCCGCTCAAGAGAGACAGGGCGTAGCTAACAAAGCTTCCGGGCTTAGGGCACCTGTCACTTTTACCCTTAAAACAGACTGAACGACCGTCTCTTTTGTCTATGTAGAGCTTTCTGTCTCCGCCGCAAGCGGGGCAATTAAAGATAAAACTACGGGCGGACTGGCCCATAATTCTAATGTTATGGTGACTTAAAAAAGAGGAGATTCTATCTTCCATTGTGTCTCCATTTCACTTTACCACAGTCCCAGACCCTGTCATAGCCCTCTTTTAGGCGTAATTCGTACTCAGTCTCGCCTCCTCGCTCATGAGGCTTCTTTTTCTTTGACTGTTTAGAGTAGACTTTGCCATTTTTAACATAAAAATAATCAAGAGGAAGATCGGCCACCTTCTCAAAGCCTAGGGTCTTGTAGATTCCCCCATTTGACCATCTATTGTCGGAGTACGTATATATTGGACTAGAAAGCTTTGATCTTGCAAATTTAAACATTTTAGAGGCTCCGCCAAGGATCTGGGTGCCCATAGAAAAGGCTAGCCTATTTAGTATCGTAATTCTCGGATCTCTGTGGTGCCGGCCAAAAGACATACATCCAACAAGCCTTTCATCATAAAAAAGACCTACGGCTAGAGTCTGGTTCGGTGGACTGGCCTGTAGGTGATTCTCTTTAAAGAAAGGGAAGCTTTGGGAGGACGGTATTTCTCTAACTATACACTTTCTAGCGCCTATGGTTTCAGAAAAGACGCCGAGTTTAGACATTAGGACGCTCTCCACTATTGACCTCTTGTTTGTCCATTCATAGTCAAAAATAGTGAAGAGATCGATCCCAGCTTTTTGGCAATCTTTCAGTTTATCTATGTGTAAAGTTTTCCCACGCTTTTGTTCGGTATGCCAATGGATTCCACAGTACTCAATACCAATCTGTTTTTCGGGGATATATATATCAATCTCTTTAAGGCTACTGCCCAGGTATCTGTATTTTTGAACAGGATTAAAGCGGCTTAAGAATTCGAAAACGTCACGCTCCCCCTGAGAAGAGCTATAGCGAAGGTTTTTGACGACATCTAGGTCGTTTCGCTTGATAAAATGATTCAATGTGTTTGAGTATATATCTAGTTCTTTGCAGATCTCTACTTGGGTTTTACCCTGATTGATCATTTCGATTATAGCGTCTCTATGTTGTTCACATGCATACTTCTGTTTTGCGGGAGTCAGGCCTCGTCTTGCTAAGGAATGCCGAATTGAGCTTACGTTTACATTAAAAAGGGCCGCTATTTCCTTGGGATGCATACCAAGGCCATGCAACTCTAAAAGCTTATCTATGGATACTTTGCATTTATTTGCCTTACGTGTCACTTTACTATAGGAAAGGACAGAATCAAGAGACCTTTGTAGAATAATACTGACTTCTTTAGGAGTCATTCCCTGCTTGATTAAGTCATTAATCTTCTCTTTTTCTTCAGGGGAGATAAATTTTGACGACGGCTTGATTGAGATGTTGTTTTTCTTAAGAAAGCGGTAAAAAGACGAAGAAGGGACTTTCAGGATAGAAATGATCTCTTCCTTACTTTTCCCTTCTTCGGCAAGCTTCTTTATTACTTCTACATCAAGTAATGTCATTTTCTTTGATTTTTCTCATCAATTCCCGCTGGAGTTCCTCATCTGCCTTGAGGAAAGCAGCGAAGTTTGTGATTCCTTGCCATTTTTGGCCATTATATTGAACCCAAGCGCCAGCCATCTCAATAATGCCCATATTAATCGCCAGTGTTGCAATCTGCTCCTGCTGGTTAATAAGGCCCTGAGAGTAGGAAAGATCAATCTCAACAGCCCTATTTTGAGGCCCTAGGGAGTTTTCTTCCATTTTTACTCTAATGGCGTGCCCGGTCTGGATGAGGTTACCGGAACCGTCTTTTTTGTCGCTATCAAACTGTTTTGAGTCCTTTGACTCGATCTTAGAGGCCAACATCCAATACTCGACAGAGTGCTTCAGCGCAACTCCTCCAGGTATAATCCAAGGCCGGTATTTCGACGTATTAGGATCCATGTTCATCCTAACGTGCTGACAAAGGATGGTCGCCACTTTAAAAGACCTAATAACGGGCAAAATCATCTTCATAGCTGGACCCAAATACGAGCCAGCATCGCCGATCACGAAGTCTGTACTTTTGTCCTTATTGGCTTCCTTTGGGTACTCAATCATGGCCAGGGAATCAATAATGATCATCTTGATCGGTGCACCCTCTTGAAGCATAGCCTTTACGTCGTTAGCGATATAGTCAAAGATCTCCACTGGATTATTGGTAATCCGCTTAATAAATCGACTAGAATCGATGTTAAACACTTTTTCCCAAGTATCGACGTTATCGCGGTATTCGGTATCAAAGTGGAGTACAATTGCCTCTGGATCGTCTTTATGGAGCTGTCCAGCCGCAGCGAACGCCAAGAGAGACTTGCCCGACTTTGGAGGGCCATATAAGAGCATAGAGTATCCGGCCTGCATCCCCTGTTCTTTACCGAAAAGGTAATTAACTCCAGGACTAGGGAACTGAGCTACCCATGGCTCCCTGCTGCCGATTGCCAATTTATCAGCATCTTTTTGTAGTTTTGATAACCAATTCACTTTAGCCATTTTAACCTCTACTTCTTAGGCTGTGCTCATCTCCACCATAATTTGGCGTTGATGGCGATTTAACATAAAGATCACAAATTTTCTTAGCACCGTGATAAGCCATCTCAAAGGCGTTATTCTTCCCCTGAAGGAATGCCTGAATAGCATTAAGCGCGTCATATCGATTCTGAGCCTCTTGAACGTCCGTATCCATGGTAATGGCGGCTTCGCGGGTATCAGCAGAAGATTTGATCTGTTTTTCCTTTAAAACTCCCTCAGCTCGCTCTAGGAGCGCTATAGCTCTAGCCGCTTCCATAGCTCTCTTGGCTTCTCGAAGCTCAAGCTCAACTACTGGCAGAATCTGCGACATTTTAAGGATGCCAACCGTAAAAACAGTGACAAGCTCTGGAAGGGTAATGGGCGTAGCTCTTTGAATCTCTGGGATTCGAGCCTCAACATCGTGGATATCTTTTAATGGGATCTTTAGTGCAGCAAGTCCTTTTCTGCCTCTAGGCACGACAATACTGTCTTCACTAAGACCTAGTGAATTTTGGATAATCATATTTTTTCCTTATATCTCACCATTTACACACATAGCCTAAACTCTTTTTTTGCTTAAAAAAGAGGGAGAGGTAACGCTCTCCCTCTAGGGGTTGTTAGGCCTGACCGTTGCTTAAGAAATTCTTAACAAGGTCATCGAAGTTTCCGGCTTGAGCTGGGGGAGCTGAGGCTGGAGCTTGAGCTTTTGGGGCTGGAGTAGAAACGGCTGCGGCTGCGGCTGCGGCAACCATGTTAGTCTTAAGGTCTTCATCTTCGTCTTCATAAGAGACGCCTGCATCTTCATCGACTTTCTCTGGACGAGCAAAGAGGCGATCAATAACCGCTGGATCGAGGGTAGCTGCCATGGCTTGCTCATCTGGAGAGAGAACTTTATAGAGTTCAGAAAGATCAAATGCTGATTTTTCCATCTGGTCAAGCGTATTCTGATCAATCGGAGCCTCTACCATTTCAGTTACAATGCGGCCAGTTTGTGGGTTCTTGAATGTACGCTGGTGGATGTCAACTGTATATACAGTCTTACCTTTATCATCCATTCCGCGCTTAAAGTCAAAAAAGACGCCTGTGCCTACGTTAATAGGGTCAATACCGTCTTTTTCAAGCTGTTTCAAGCGCTCTTTAAGAGCCTGGAACGCTGTGTACTTGATTTTAAGTACGCCGATGTCTCCAGTTGGAGTAATTACGTTAAGATAATAGCCCTTGTCGAGATTAAGGGTCTTAAGACGCTCTTCAAGAGCCTTGACTACCGCTTCTGGCTGAGAGCCGCCATTTTCTTTCATTGCATCTAAGCTCTTACGAAGAGCCTCGATTTTTTCAGTAATCGGATCGCGCTGAATAATCTGTTTATCTCGTCCCATTTGAAGAATGGTAGGAACTGGACGATTAATAGACTTTCCGTCTTTAGCCTTCTTTGAAGTTGGCAACCAGTACACGGCCCAGTATTTTGCAATGATACCTTGATCACGCAATGTTTTGAACGGTGGCAAAACGCGATATACGTTGCTACCATCTTTAAGATAAAAACGATTCTTTTTTACGAAACCATCGAGGCTTCGTGGATTATATGTACCTGTACTCATAACTTTCTCCTATTTGTGGCCAATGGCCGGTTATTGTTAAGTTAGTGTCTCACTCTGAATCAGCATTGTCAAGCGCTCTTGCTGCACGTTCTTCATTTGTTTTTCGTCCGCGCTTTTTCCCTGTATATTCACGCTTTTCTTCAGTCTCTTGACTATCGGTCTCTAGATTTTCGTTACTGTAGACGGATACATCTTTAGTAAAGCCACGGAAAGCTGGAGCGTTTTCTGGAGTTACATTGACAACTAGAACAGTAACGGAGTCTTGATCTGTTCGCCCCATAATTCCATTGCCTACCGCAGCTCCAAAATATAGAGACTTAAGTTCTCCTCCAAAAGTTTTTGTCAGGAGAGTCTCTAAGCGCTCAATAACTGCCTTTGGGCTTGTGAAAGTACCCATCATGGACGCATCGGCTTTAACTGGCGGCATTGATAATGCGCCTAGATTTCTGCCAATAGCGGCTAGCAGAATGTTCAGGCGACTAATTAGATCTGAATTGATTGTGTACCCATTTCTAGTGTGAGTTTTTTCGCTGAATAGCTCTTCAAACAGGTTACGCTCAATCTCAAGAGCATCAAGCAAAATGTTAGAGTTCGGATTCTTTTTAGCCGATATAATGATTTCTTTAGTCTTCTCAAAATCCCGCATGAGAAGGATCGTTCTAGAGTTAGCTAGAATTTCATTAGATAGTTTAATTTTTAGTACAGACTGCTCTTTTTTTGCCGCATTCTGCTTGCCAACAATGCCCGGCTTAGTTCTTGGGTCCCAGTTTTCCGTATCTAGAGATAGTATCTCATTAAGTTGATCATACTTTTTTCTTAGTTCGTTTAGATTTTGGTTCATCTTTTACCTCTTCCTTTTCTTTCAAGAAATTCAAATTCTCTAATACGCAAACATCATCTACAAAAAATTCTCCGTCACGCTTCCACTTAGACAGCAATACAACGCATACACTGTCAGAAAGGTCTTCTGAAATCCCGTGATGGGTTTTACCCCAGGCTGGCCACTTAATCAAACTCATGGTTCGATCTTCAACCTCTAGATTGATTACTAGCCTAGTCTTAGTATTATTTTGAAACAATTTGTCTTCCGTGTCAACAACATATCCTACGACTGCAACCCTATGGACAACCTGGTCCTCTTCAAGTCTCTCAAAAGTCTTTAAAGATACTATAGGACGTCTTTCGACTATGTCGCCTTGCTTGTTTTTAACTAAAAATTCCAATACTTTGGCGTCCTTTACCATTCTAGCCTGTCCGCTAGAAACTAATTTTGGAATAGCCATAACTCTAAGATCGTCGGTCCACACTTTAAAGACGCTCTTCTTGATCAAGAACTCTTTAAGTGGGGTAGTTTCGATATATTCCATAGGAACAGATTCAGGATTCTTCTTGCCTTCAAGCTTAGCCTTAAGATTAAGATATTCTTGGATTTTTTGGTAATCCATCATTTCTTTATCAAAGAAATTATTGAGCGAGCCGCTTAGAATAAGCTTAATCATTGGCCCTTTATTAACTACCCGGCGGTCTACTGAAGTCATCATATGTTCTAGAGAAGTGAATGGTCTAGCTGCCACAACAGCCGACATTACGGCTGGACCAACCCCCTCAACCATACTAAGAGGAGCCAGAATCACTTCCTTTTCAGCTCCAGGAACAATCTGGAAGTCATTAGTTGAAGTATTGATGTCTGGGAGCTTAATCTCAAGGGAGTTGCTATTAGTTACGAATTGCCAATAATATTGCAAGTCATCCTTGCTTGAATTACTAAGTACAGACGTCCACCATTCGATAGGGTAGTAGTACTTAAGGTATGCACAGGCTCTAGCAATGTAGCAGTAAGAAACTGCATGAGATTTATTGAAGCAGTAGCGACCAGAGGCTTTCATCTGGTTAGCTACGGTAACTGCTTGAAATTCTGACCAACCACGAGCCATAAGATTTTCTTTTACTTGACCTAACATTTTCTTTAGATCATCAGATTCCTTCTTAGAGATAGCCTTTCTAAGCTTATTCGTCTCAGGCATAGACAGCCCACCAAGCTCATGAACGATCTTCATAATCTGCTCTTGGTATACGATAATCCCCTTTGTAGGTCCTAAGATAGGCTCAAGCTCAGGATGTGTATAATGAACTGGGCGTTTGCCAGTCCATCTCTCTAAAAAGATCTGGGACATATTCTTTGTCGGATCTTCGTCTGATTGAGCGTCCATGGCTCCAGGTCTAAAGACAGAAGTCAGAATGGCAGCTTCTTGAACTGAGTGGGGTCGCATTGTCTGAAGTCCGCTTCTCACTGTATCAGTATGAAGCTGGAAGATCGTAGAGGGCTCATTAATTGCCGCTTCCCAGTACTCGTACTCGTCCTCTATCTTCCATGGGTCTATAGTCTTGCCTGTTCGCTTCTTAATCAGTTTAAGGCACATCAGGATGTCTTTTAGCGTATTTAACCCTAGAATGTCGTATTTAATTCCGCCACATTTCTCTACCCATTTAGGTAGAAGCTGTGTAGTGGGCTCATCGCTTACCTTCATAATAGGGATAAAGTGATGCACTGGCCGGTCAGCAATAAGGACTCCAGCGGCATGCCTTCCCATCTGTCTAAGGATGCCAACCATTTTAAAAAGGTATTCTGCGACTTTTGGGTTATTTTCTAGGTAAGATTTAAGCTTTTCATTCCTATCAAGCTCACCTTCTTGCCACATACCGTCTGTATCTCTATAGCCTTTGAGGAAAAGCTCTTCATCAAGCCCTTGAGGGGTAGCTTTCGGTAAAGACCGGCAAACTTCTTCGGTTTCTTTTCTTACCTCTCCGTGTATATAGCGGTCGATGTCCTTTAGAGCTGATTTAGTCTTAAATGTAGTCCCAATCCCTAGGTAGGCAAAATGATCTCCCCAGGTCCTCTTTATGAACTCTACGGCCTTTTCTCTGTCGCTAAAGTCAGTATCAATGTCCGCCAGACCTTCCTCAACCCTAGTTACATCAAAAAACCTCTCAAAACTTAAGTCTTCCTTGATTGGATCTACAGAAGTAATACCAAGGGTATAGGAAAGTAGACTTCCGGCTGCAGATCCCCTACCTGGGCCTATCATAATCTCGCTATCAAGGATATCTTCTTTAGAGCAATGATCAACGATAGTATTCAGGGTCAGGAAATAAGGAAGGATATTGACTTTACCGTTATATCCTAGCTGCTGAAGCTCTTTATTAAGTCTTTGAGCATAGACTGAGTTAGAGAGATCAATGCGCTTTTTCTGCTGTATAAGACTTAATACGTGAGTAGTGAATTCACTGTCAGTTTTAAGCTCTTCTTTGTGAGTTTCCCCGTCTTTTATACGATTTATATAGACTTTTGGCAGTGCTGGCTTGAATTTAGGCTCAAAACCTTTGAAATTTTGCAAGAATTTATGAGAATTATCGATCATTTGACGAAAATTATGCTCATTTATCTCAGGATGAATGCGATTTAGCTCGTTAAAAATCCATTCTGTAGTGTGTAAACAGTTGGCATCAGACATTTTCCATGTGCCTCTACCGTCTTTATTAAGTCTTGCATCTTGAATAAACTTATCTTCTGGATGGGCATAATGGGCATCCTCAGATACGACCAAGGGTACGCCGTACTTCTCGGCAAGGTGCATAATCCATAAATTCCCATCAACCTGAAGCTTGCCTGAGGCGGAGCATTCAGACGGAGGAATTGGATCAAAAGTCTTGGTCTTCCCGTTCCAGTTCTTACTGACTTCATAAGGGAAGATTTCAGCATAAAATCTGTCTTTCCCGGCTATATTCATAAGCCTTACGAAGTTTTTCTCGCTTATATCCTTCCTATTTTTGTTCCAAGGACGAAGAACGGCGCCAACTAGACAAGATGAGAATAGGGTTACCTTACCAGAAAGACTTTCTAGATCTGCCCATGTAGCAATAGGCTTTAGCTCCGCACCTTTCCACTCTGCTCGGTCAAAGCTACTCTTAGAGATCTTACAGCCCTCTAGATAAGAGTCAAAGTCATCAAAATGGACGGTTACGTGATAATATCCGCTCTTAGCGTCCTCTTCATCGGGCTTAAGGTAGAGCTCTACGCCAGGGATAATTTGAATGTTGACGTTTTCTTTCTTTTTAAGCTCTTTTGCGTACTCATGAGCTTCGATAATGGCACCCATCGTCCCGTGGTCAGTAATAGCTATAGCGGGTCTGCCAAAGTCAATGGCCGCAGCCTTAATAAACTGCTTAACCGAATTGCCTGAATCTAGGCTCAGTGGGTGATTATGGGGACCTATAATTTTGTGGTCATTTAGGCACATTACTCAATCTCCATCTTCATACTTTTTCTAAGTTTGCGAACTGCACTATCGTATAAGTCCTTAACATCTTGAGGCTTTAAACAGAGAAGTAGGGAGATCGTGTTGTCGGAAGATACTGGGTTATGCTTTAGATACCTTTTGAGGCTATAGTGATGTTTTTTTGAGTTTATGAAATCAGGCTGCTCTTCTAGATACTGTTTTAGGTTATTTCTGTCCACCATATGCGTCCTTTAAGATTTAAAATTCAGTACTTTACCTTTAGTCTGCTCTATCAGAATACGTTCCATGGCATTCTTAATGATCTTTGCCTCTTTTTCCTTAGACATTAGGGCATTTCCAATGTTTAAGATAATCAGCTTCTTTTCTTGATATTTCTTATTTGCTAGAGCTAAATCAATGTGAATATTCCTATATTCTTTAAGAGATACAGCTATACCAGGAGAGGATTTAATGTTTTCAACTGCCGACTCAAGCGCCTCTATCCATTTAAGGTGCAGATCAAGAGATCTCTCTTCTTCCTCTTTGCCCATACGAAAAACAAGCATTTCTGCCGAAATTCGGTCTAGGTCCTTCTGAAGAAGATTTATTTTAAATTTTGCACCCTCTGGAAGCCACATCATTTCTTCTCTTTATGTCCGCAAATTTCACAAACATGCCATACTATCTCTTTAGCAGGAGACCATATGACACTAACCCTTATGGTATCTTCTTTTCCGCAATGTGTACAGACCGGCTTAGGAAGAGATGGGCTGGTCACTTTTTCTTCGCTTGAAGAATTGGAAAGCTTCTTCTCTAGAGATCTACTGTATCGCTTTTCGATCTCTAGCTGCTTTTGCAATTCTCTTAGTCTTCCACGTAAATTTTCATTCGAGTCTTCAGAATTCCCACGTCTTCGTGGGTTTCTAGGGCTGCCCATAATTACCTCTGCTTTTTATTGTCTCGACGTCTCCATTTGCCGCCTATAGAGTTAATCAGTTGACGCGACCCGTTTTTGTAAACCAAGCACGAAGAATGAACCCAACTACTAGCTCCCTTGTTGTAGCCTAAGCGAAGTAGGCTTGTGGTTCCTACCTGAAAAGCGCCCTTAAAGATCCCCGGAGTGTGACTATGGCCGATTACACATCTAGGGTAGGCTTTAGCCATGCCCTTAATAGATCCTCTAGATCCATTAGCTGCCCTGTCACCATGAGCACCTAAATGAACGTCACCAACAACATAGTCTTCGTCGGCACTTAACCAGCGAATTTTACTCATGTTTTTAGGTGGACCATTAAGCTCAAGAGCCAATTTAAAGAAATCTGGCTTCATACCGCGCTTTGATGCCTTAATGACCTCAGAAGCAAGCATAGTTCCAAATTCAGCATTTCGTGGATCATTTGCAAACTTATACGGCCTAACCCATCGATCAATGAAATCATCATGGTTAGATTTAACTACTACGCCAGACTTAACCGACTTAAGTCCTAAGATGCGATCAAACTCTTTAGCTGTAAGAGTTAATTCCTTTTCTAAAGAGTCTAGCCCCTTACGGATTCTCTCAGCTCTAAGAAGAATGTCGTGCTCTTCATGGTGGTTAATTGACGCTCCGTTGAACATGTCATGGAAAACCACCTCTTGGACTTTAAGCTCATTAATAACCTCAATCCAAGCCTTTACAGCCGACTCATCATGCTCTCCGGCATGATAATCCCCCATAACCAGTACGGGGGCATCTTTACCGACAAGAGCTTTTACTGTAGATGGACCATATTCCTTGCCAAGATCACAAAACGAGCCCTTTTCATCCGCTTGAACTTGGCGGAAATGGTAAATCTCGTCATTCTCTATCTCTACGATAACAGCCCCTAAAGTGTGCTGATTCTCCGCTAGATAGCTAGTGCGAAGAGAATTCCCCTTAGAGGACTTATAATTAGGCAAGGTGCATGCACCTGTAGTCATTCGAGCATGAGGCAGTTTATTGGCAGATACAGGATCATATTCCAAAAACTGCTTTGGCGATGCAGAAATAAAGCTCCCCTTCTTTTGGGAAATCTCAGACAGGCCAGTAATTGGATTAATCTGCTTAGCAGTGACTCTGATCCCTGAAATAAAGAAATTCGTATTGATTCTCGTCTCTTCGAAAATCAATAGATTCTCCATTACATTCGCATCAAAATGCCAATCTATCTCATTATCAAGATTATGGGCAGGATCATGTGACGGCAAAATAATCAAAAGCGCATCATTTTTATCGCAAAAGTTTCTCATGGACTCTACAAAGCCCCAATGAGCGGATTGACCTGACACGGCAGTAGTTACGATAAATCTCTTATGCTTTTTAATGGCAGAACTTACCTGATTCAGGTATTCATCACTTACATAGTCCTCGATCTCGATTGATCCGGCAAATACTTCTGGCCGAATAGCACGAGCCTCGTTCCTAAGTTTTTGAATGGTGCCAAAATGGTGCCTAAATGTATCCCTAGATACTCCATTTTCTTTTAGGTCAGCCCTTGAAGGAAAAATGGTGCCATTCTTAATGATGTCTGCGTAAATATTGATTATCTCTAGCTTTTTTTCTTCATTATTAGGCTTTTGTGACATCACTATTCTCTTGTGGTTGCAAGTTATAACGATATACGGCTTTAAGGATAAGTTCAGAGTTTTCAGCGTATTTAACTGAATCCCCTACTTTTTTACCGATCAACATAGCTTTCATTGTGTCCGTCAGGACATTAACTGTAGATAAGCCTTCTTCGTTTTCTGGCATACTCAAGAAGTCAATGACGTGATTCTCGTCCGTAATCTCTTCTACTGGCTCAAGGGTCCCAGCCGCTAGATCGTTAGCTAGTTGGGTCCGAGCTGCATCTTTTTCAAGTTGAAGAACTTTTGCGGCTACGTTCGTGAGAGACATGGTCTGGCCAGCTTCAGAGAGCTGCATCATAGCGTTAACACTTTTCCGTACCATATTCATTTCTTCTAGGTGTGATCCGACTACGTCGAGCTGCTTAAGCAGGCCTGTAATAGCTTGGGACTGAAAGTTGACTACGTAGCTCAATTGAGCAATGGCTTTTTCCATTTCGGCAAAGCGCTCTGTATATGTTTTAGTTGCTGGAGTTTCGGTTTGCATATATTTCCTTTATCAGCCCTTATCGGCTGGATTTGAGTTATCGACGTCAACTACTTGACCGCCAGTCATTTGATTAATTAATTGTCCCACGGATAGGGCGCTTTTATGTTGAGACTTAGCATCTAACCCCTCAGATGAGGAATGTACGCCAGGCACCGATCTAGACAGTAAGTTCATCTTCTCATTAAATGTCGGCTGCCGAGTAGGTGGTCTAGGCCCCTTACCTACGGTCTGCCTAGAAGGCTGCTTAGCATCTTTCTGCATTTGTTTTTGAGGCTGAGGCTTCGGTTTTAGCTTCACCTTCTTTTGCTGTACTCGTGGCGCCTCGTACTTCTGAACCTCGTACGGTTGAGGTTCAGCTTGGATCTGGACAATTTCAGGCTTTCTTTCTTGAATAGCTGGAGCGATGTCAGGGTTCTTTCTTTGTACGTTAGCAATGAGCATTTTTAGGATTTTTACATCCGATTCAGAAAACAGGTCCTTTAATGCTTTAAGTTCCTGAGCTTCTCCTGGAGTAAGTCCTGCTCTAGGAACCTCTGGAGAACGCATTCCAAGAAGAAGCTCTAATTCTTTGGTGGCAAAGTTTCGGATCTTCTTGTTGACGGCAGCTAAAATCTCAGGCCTAGCTGAATTCGGAGAAAAGATTGTAGAGTTGATTAAGGTTCTAAAGAGGTTTGCCTCTTCAATTCTCTGAAGAGCTTGCCCCATAACACTGGCAGCATGGTCCCCGTCTTCGTAACCATCTTCAAGTTCCTCAAGAACTTCCTCTACACTGTCATCTGTATATTCTTCATCGTCTAAATTAAACACTTTATCTCCTACGCCTTCATGCCGGTACTGCCGAATCCGCCAGTACCTCTGTCAGTGTGACCTAAATCTTCAACTCTGTCAAACTCTGCCTGAACAACAGGAGAGAGTACGCCTTGAGCAATTCGATCACCTTTTTTAATTAAAATTTCTCCGCCTTCTAAAACTTGAAATCCACACTTCTTAGAATCAAATTCTAGATTAGGCATATAAGTCATTATCACGCAGCACTCGCCTAAATAGTCTGAATCCAGCGTCCCAGGAGTATTGGCTACTCTTAGAGGAGTTTTTAGCGAAACTCCAGATCTAGGTCTAACCTGCAATTCGTATCCATCTGGAACTGAAATAGCGATGTCTGTATGAACAATCTTAGTCTGTCCCGGGGAGATTAGCACATCTCTTGATGCTGCAAGATCAAATCCGGCAGAGCCGATTGTAGCATAGAATGGAAGAGTAGTTTCCTCACTGAGGAATTTGATCTTTACCTTTAGCTTTTCCACGTTTCTTTTCCTTTTTTGGTTTAACAACAGGACTAAGTCCTTCATTTGCAACTAAATAGCACAGGCCGTGTAAAATGGCGTCCAAAATGTCATATCCGTCATCAGTTTTAGGATTAGCGGCATCTACCTGAGCTGTAATATATCTTTTACTGGATATGTCCCATGGATACTCAAGAAGCCATTTAGCCGTAGCGGACTTATCTGCTCCACCCCAGCCGTCTCCTAGCACTGCCCGCCGAGCTTCACTAACACCCTGCCACTCAATCTTTCTCCAGGTTTCAGCCTTAATAGCTCCTATAAGCTGCACCAGTCTGTCCTTAGAGTAACCCATGCCCCATGGGCTTTCGCTTACAATTTTGTCTGGCGAATCTATACTGATTATCGCTGCAGACGCATATGACATATACTGAGTTCTTTGAGAACTATCAAAGTCGGCTGGAGACTCTAGTAGGTGCTTTAGATAGATGGAAAGTTTCTGTACACCGTCTACAGTGCTAAACTGTATTCCGACAATACCAAACTTCTTTCCTGCTGGATCTAAAGCAAGAATTCTCATTGGCCGTTACTTTCGCGCTCTTGAATAGTCAAGAGAACAAGCTGCAATTTCTGCTGAATCGGCTTTTTAACTTCACGGTATCCCGAGTTAAGGTCAGATACGTTTGCTTTTAATGTACGAAGCTTAGCGTCGGCTGCCTTACGTTGATCTTCAGCTTCAATTTGTTTTGAAAGCTGGAACACTTTTTCCTTCATTTGTTCTTTGGAAGAGGCTTTAAGTTCTTTTACGAACTCCTCATCAACTTTAGAGCGAAGATCTTCTAGTTTTTCATCTAATTCACGAGCATCCATAAATTCTCCCTTATACTGGTTTTGAGCTATTGGACCATAATGTTTCTAAGACATAAAAATTATTGTCTACGTCTACAGTAGATAGCACGCAATCGATCTTTTTGTCAATCTTACCGCCCCAATTCTTCTCAATAGTCTTCATGAGATAGCCCAGTGCGGTCTTGGCGGTAGTCAAACTTGTAACTTTTTTAGTTAATCGATAGGCATCAGCTTCTTCTTTACTTAAAAAGACTCTAAGCAGCATCTTATTCTTGTGGGCTGGATGAGGATGATTCTCCAGGTAAATAGAACTATTGACGTTTGTATTACCAAGAAGTACTGGAATAAAAACAACTGCTTCGTCGTGTAACGCTTCCCACAAATCTAACGCTTCTTCTAGATCTAAGTACATTATGTAAACCTTGCTAAATTATTTTCTTTGATAATTGTAATCTTACTGTCGAAAGCTGCATTGAATTCTGATGCGTGATCTACAATGAAGTAGGCTCTGTCTGCGCTCTTTAGACGGTAAAAATCCAGTATAGCCTCTTTACTGTTTTCGTCAATCCAGTAGAACTGCTCGTCTAAGAACTTCCAGCCGACCGTAATACCAAGCCGCCTACTCATAGTAGAGTCAAGAGCTTCATCTACTGCCAAAATGACGCTTAGCTTTTCTCCACCAGAAAGCGAGTCAAACTCAATAGCCTCTTCTCCGCTTAGGAGCTGATAAGTGATGGCTTTGCTAACCGCCCCCTGCTTTGAGACCTTATCTGAGGAGAACTGGAGGCTAAAATTGCTTGCCACGGGGATCATCTTTAGATTCTCGTTAATCTCCATATTTAGATCTTCAAGGATGCTGTCAAATATATAGCCAATAAAGCCAGACTTAGATGCTATCTTGGATACGTGATTAAGAATCTCCAATTCTTGAGACATCTCTGACTTTTGCTTTTCCAAAACCTCAAACTCTTTAGTCATAGCCTCTAAATTATTAGTACTATCTACTAGATCCTTCTTAATCGACTCTATGACGTTCAATTTGCTCGAAATGGCATTGTCATGCATCAAAATTCTGTTATTCAGATCAGAAGCCTTAGATCTTAAAGTCAATCTCACTTGATCAATGGCAAGCTGAGGCGATCTTTCTTCTAATGAAATGAGGGAATTTAAGTTATTAATGCCGCTAGACATAGAGCTTAGGCTGTCCGTAAGCGTCCGAGCCTCTCTCTTTAGAGAATCCTGATTATGGGCAAGTTTAAAGTCTGCAATCGCATCTTCTGCCGCTTTCTTTAGTTCTGCAGCCTTATTATGGTGATCATCAGTGACTGCGACTTCTTTAGCTGCTGCCTCAATGAGTACTCTTTGATTATCCAGAGTAGCTATCTCTGAGCTTATTTTACTGATCTTAGCAGCCTTTACATCCTCTTTAAGAGGGGCTCCACATGCTGTACAGCTAGCGCTCTGTATGGAAGTTAAGTCTGTACGCAATCTCGCCTGCTTAGCATCAAGTAGCGCAAGATCCGTATTAAGGGCACTGGATTTCTTCTGCCTAGAGCTTAATTCCAAGAGAATTGCATCGGCTTGTGCCCTTTTAGTTGTAAGCTCCTCTGGAATGTCCGTAGGTTTAGATAGCTCATTCACTTCTGTTAGTCTTTTGGTCGCTGCAGCCTTATTCTCTGTAAGAGTCAAAACTTGAGCCTTTAACTCAGCTACCTTCTGCTCAGCCTTAAGCTTTGCTTCTTTTACTGTGTCTAAAGTATTGACATATACAGCAAAGGCCTCTTCTTCAAGCATTTCTTTAATCGTATCTAATTCAGTTGCCAAGATAGCTCTAACTTCTGTAAGAGCCTGGATCTCTTTAAGAGTCTCTTGAGATTCATCTAGTTTTTTTTGAGTAGCAGTTACTTTTTCATTTAACTTAGTGACTATAGTCTTACCATATTCAATTTTTCCACTAATTACAGCTATTTGACCTTCCTTGAACTTAGACTCTTCATCGGCCTTTTTCTTTGCCTCTTCAATATGTGTTACGTCAAAAAATGAACTAAGAAAGTCTTTCTTTTCTGAGTCCTTCATTAAAAGGAACCCGCCGTACTCTCCCTGTTCCTTACTGCTAAGGATAGTGAACTGTTCGGAGTTAATCTTAAGAAGCTCATTGAGCCTATCTTGGACGTCTTCAACCTTACCGTCGATAGTCTTATTATCATAAGAAAAGGTCAATTTACCGCCAATGGTACGATCAACAATCAATTCCTTACCGTCTAAGTCATAGAATCCGACAAGATGAGCTTTACCATTGATGTATCTATTCTCTAGGTTCTTAGACGAGAGACTTGAGGATTTAGGACCAAATAAGTTGACCTTTGTTGCTATAGCCAGGCTTGACTTACCTGTTCCATTGCTTCCACCCGAGTCTTTATTTTGCCCAACAATGGAAGTTACTTGAGTCTTTGGAAACTCAACCTCTTGATTGACGTCAAAGTTCCTGAAAGCTGAAATTTGCATCTTTGTAAGATTAATTCTCATCTTTTTTAATAACCTTTTCTCGTTCCATCATGGTCTTGGTGTAATTATCGCCTTTTTCCTTAGCCTTCTCTACTGCATCCTTCCGAAGTTGAACTTTCTTGGCCATATTGCCATTGTCGACTGTTTCAAAGCTATTTACAGAAAAATCTGGCAATTGCTTTTCCAGTACTCCACCACACTGACAATAAAGAAATGGTGCCCTTAAAGCTGATGGCTGATAGAGCTTCTTAATCTCATTAGAGCATAAATTGCATCGATAAAGAATAAGCATATTAAAACCCCGGCTGTTCCCACTTCTCATTGTCTCTTGCTTTGATGGCTTCGTCTATAGCTTTCTGTTGAGCAGCAAAAGATTTAGACTCTCCTACTTCAGTCTCCAGATCCCTCTGGAAGACAACGATACCTGATAGCCCCATAAGCATTTTAGCAACACTTAAGCTATTCTTGACCGACATAAGGACCGCTGAAGCTGAATCGATAACTCCAAGTTCAATACCGTCTCCGTATTTATTATTTAAGGCATCGTAAGTGTAAAAGAGAGGCTTTGACTTCTCCATCATTTCTTCATAGATCTGCTGGATCTCATCTTTATGGATTTCACCATTTTCAAAGATTCTAGCAAACGGAGCTGATAGTGCTCCACCAAGTATGGTTTTAACTGCCTCAGACAGCCCAGGATGCGATCTAACCCCTTGAGCTAGGGTAAGTAGGGTCTTACCACATCCAGGCAATACGCCCTCTCTCAGAGCCCCTTTAATGGCCATTACAGCGTCTTCTACCCGGTGTTTCTTTTCCTTTAGTTCTGAATCTGAAGATCCCATGACTTTAATTCGAGCTACTCCACCAGTAAGTAAGGCCATACGCTCTCTAGTCAGCTCTGCATCAAGCTGGCTTTCTGCCTGTTTAGCCTGCTGCTCCAATTCCTCAACTCTTGGCAAAAGGAAAGGTTCTTCTGGCATACCCATAATTACAGATCTATAACGGTAGGACTCAAACTTATTCATTGTAGGGAGACCCAATTGGTCAATCTCAGCTCTCTCTAAAGGCCGGTTGAGGGGATTGAACACTTCTGCTCCAGTAAATGCCGATAGGTCATAAAGGAAATGGTGAGGACTGTTGGTTTGTTGAGTCATAACCGTTTTAAGCGGGATAATGTTTAAAGCTTCCCTATTTTTACAGTTATTAGCCATAAAATGAAGAACTGACTCTGAGAAGTGATGAGCTACAACGACCACATTGGGAGAGGCACTTTTATTGACCACATCCCCATTCATGACGTCATCCTCAACGCCTCTCGTCTGCTCAGCTACCTTTTGAAGGACTGGGATAAGAACAGAAGGTTCGTTAAGTTTACCGTCATAAAGGATAAATCTAGGTTTATCCACTACAATCCGATAGTTAGCCTTGTCATTGATAAATTCCTCAATAAAACGACCACCTGTGTCCTCAAAACCTCTAGCAATAGGCAACCCTTCAATCTTTTCAACCTTAAACCCAAAAGATCCAGGGACTTCATCAATCGTGATCTCCCCGTTATGGCCTACCAAAGAAAAGGCATGGACTACTGCCTCAGCCATCTCTTCATCGCTATTGGTAGCGATCATGGCTACTTTGGTAAGTAGGTCGTTATTGTTATCTTCAGTGATCTTGACTGCAGTCGCCTTAATGAATGGGGCTATAACGTCCTTAAAGGCCCCCTCAAGCTCTCTCATGACCTTCTGGGTAGATAGACGAGGGTTCTTCTCAAGATGCTCAAATCCGAGCCTTATGAGGGCCTCCGCAAGAATAGTAGCCGTAGTGGTTCCATCACCCGCCTCTACGTTCGTTTTACTACTACTACTCCGCGCAGCCTCTAATACAGCCTGTTTTGTTGGATTAGAAAAAGCCATAGAATTAAAGACGGTGATTCCATCTTTAGTCGTAAACGGCTCCAAGTTCTCTTGACGTTCAATCAAGACGAGCTTTCCATTGGGTCCTAAAGTACTACCGACTAGGTCACTAGCTTCCTTTAGGGTCTTTAAAACTAGATCCTTAAGCCCTAAACCTTTATAAGTAATTGATTTAGCTGCTGTTTTTGACTTTACCATCTCTCTGTACATACTCATTCCCTCTTATATTCGATCTGACTCATTTTTTTTCATTAACCTCAACTGAGGCTATACTTGCGTGTGTTATATATATATAGCTCGGTTTTAGTGAAAGTGTGACTTTTTTCTTTAATTTTTATTTTAGTTATATAAGAAAATGCAATAACAATGTTGACAACACTGCAAGTATATATATCTATTATATATTCTTACTTATATTTAACTTATTAAAAGAAAAATCTTTTGGTTTAAAAAAGAAAATGTAAGAAACTTAAGAAAAAAAGTCACACTTTTCCCAAAATGGAGCTATATATATATTAGGAGCTTCGCATGAAACCAAATGACATTTACGATCACTACTTTCAAGGACCAGTGCCCAAGTTTGAGATGAATTTGATTGACCAGACGGTTAATCAGTTCATAAAGGGTATTGAAACAGAGTCTAGACCTATCTTTGAATTAGCTAACCGCTGGAATTTCTTGTACTATTTCTTAGGAGAGATGTATTCGAACTGTAAAGAGGCTGGTGTAATGAAGACGTCTGGAATGGAGTTCTTTCCAAAGGAAGGACACATAGACGTTGATTATAAGATGCTCTTTTCCATTGCCATTTACTTTAAGAGAAGCTTAGCTAAGGTCTATCCAATTAAAGGATCAGGACTACCAGACTGGCTAAAGCATGAAGATTATGGGGTTTTTTGGGATCAGATTCAGATTCTTCTATCAAAGAAACATCTTAGGGCAGTCATCCTTCAGGGTCGTCCAGTCACAGTTCGATACTTTAAGAACCGTGAAGAGGTCTTTGAGTTCTTGGGGAAGGGAAATCTCAGCAAGATGATCGATGAAACGATTGAGATCTGTAAAAAGAGGAGTCCAGGAACTTGGACAAAAAGAAAGATTTTTAGAGATAGAGAGAGTTTTGATAAGACTGTAGAACTATTTTACAGTGATATTGAAGCACATAACGGCCCTAAGATGAAGAAAATGAGGATTACTAAGCGTAAATGTGCGAAATATCTACTCTATTTAGGACTTATGGGAACTATTCAAACACGTATTGGTGAAGCAGTAGGCCTTAAAGCTAGAGATGAGAATGACTTCTTTACCTATTACAAGGTCTTTAGGGATTCAGCCATTCGTCTTGGATGGATGGTTGCTACTGATCATACCTACTGTCCAGGGATTAGGGTTAAGTCTTTCATCGTTAAGGTTATGTGTAAGCCAGTTGAGATAGCCGTCGGTGTTTTACATATGAATAAGATCGAACTTGCCTTTATGAAGATTGAGCCGAGTAAGAGGAGAGCTTTTGCCGGTTTCTATGGAGTTCATGCTTACGATTACCTTATGGAGCGTATGCAGATGAAATATAAGGAAGAGGATGCCTTTCTTCTTAGAAGAGACAATAGGAAGCTTGGAGGCGCTATTCATGCCTATGGAGCTACCAATGGATCAAAGTGGGTTGGAGAGAAATTGTCAGAAATTAGAAGTAATCAGCACAAATTCCAGATGCATTACGTAGACTTACACCATTACATAACTAAGTGGAGTAGCGAGAGAACTCACAAATGGTTCTTAGCGTCATGAAATTAACATTAACCTCACCCTCAGTTTTAAGAATTACTGACTTTTCTGAAGAAGAGCTTATGAAGGTTCAGAGTCTTCTTAAGTATCGGGATAAATCCATTGAAGAGCAGATCAGGCGGACAAAAAATAACCCCTATTTCCATATGCGCATGGGTCAAGAGCAATTCCAGCTGCTTCTTGATGATTTAAATTCAAAACTCTTTAAATCTTTGCTTATGGAAGATGGAGAAGGGTATTATACGCTTCCAGGCTTACTTGAGAGAATTCAAGAGAAGGTGCCTTCAGAATATGTGAATATGGTAGATTATCCTGACTTTGGACTGATCCCGTGGTTAAAGCCTCCAACGCTTGAGCCATACGACTTTCAGGTCGAGTCTGTAGGTAGACTTACCTCTACCCCTCATTCGCATGTAGAGCTTGCTACGGGCTTAGGGAAGGGGTTTTTGGTTGTTTTACTTGTTAAAGAGACTGGCTTACCGACCATTATCTCTACTCCGTCTGTAGGATTAACTAAGTCCATGTACAATGAACTTGTTGAAAGATTCGGAAAGAAGCGAGTAGGAATGCTTGGTGGGTCTAGGAAGGATTACGGGAAGGATATCTTGGTTTGCGTCGGGAAGAGCCTTTCTATGGTTAGACCTGAGGATTACCATAAGTTTGAAAAATATAAGGTCTTCATTTCAGATGAATGTCACAGGATGGCAGCCAATGACTTTAGCCATTTCAATCAAGGCGTTCTTGGACATGTCCCTTATCGTTGGTATCTATCTGCCACTCCAGAGAGAAATGATGGTAGAGATCTACTTTTAGAGGGGATTATTGGGAAGAAAGTTTACGAGATGACTATCCAAGAAGGTATAGAGAAGAAGTACCTCTCAAGCCTTAATACGATGGTGTTTGACGTGGAGTCAGATTCAACCTACCTCAACACTAGTAATGTTGTTAAGATGAATCAGAGCCATTTTTATAGAAATGACAAAATTTTAGACATTATTGCTAGGATAGTTCCTGAAGCTCTAAGTAACGGTATTCCAACGATTATTCTTGTAGATGAGCATGCTCAAGAAGAGGCCATTAGGAATAGAATAGGTCCAGTATATGAATACGCTAGAGGTGGGACGGACACTGATAAGATCTGTAGCGACTTCAATTCTGGGAAGATTATGTGTGTAGTAGGGACTTCAGCCGTATCCACCGGAACAAACTTTAGGCCGGTACAGTTGACGATTAACTGGCAAGGTGGTAAAGCTGAGACTAAGTTTAAGCAAGGTGTGATAGGCAGAAGTACTAGAATCCATCCGGAGTCAGGCAAGACTAGCTGCCGGATTATTGATTTTAGAGTCACCAACATCTCAATGCTTAAGCGTCATGCCAATGCCAGGATTTCCCTTTATAAAGACATTGGTCCGGTTAAGTTTGTGGAGTACAAATGAACATCATTGAGACTTATGTCAATGAAATCAATAGCTTTATGGAGAAAACCTCTTCGGAGGATATTGACGACCTTTTTATCCGATTATGTACAAAAGAAGAGGAATTTAGGAAGCGTCTGCAGTCTGTAGGTGGAGGAAAGAAAGTCTATCTTAAATTTGTTGGCCACATTGAAGCTAATAACGGTGGAATTAAGATGGCTAGAGGCTACTTTAGAGTTAGGCAAAATCTACTCAAGAGTACTGTGAATGTAGCCATACGTGAAGTAGAGCCTCATTTGATGTACGACATCCCTATTAATTTCAGATTCTGTAATTTTGCTATGAATAACATTGATGGGTCTAAGGAGAAACTCCTCCCTTTATTCAATGAAATCAAGGCTTTAAGAGATGAAATCATTAGCAGGCATCTCTACCTCTCTCTTAACAGGGCTAAGGTCCATAAGAACGTATCCTATACCATGACACTTTCTATGGAGGAGCTGATACAGGTGTCTAATGAGGCTATGATTAGTGCCGTAGATAATTTTGTGATTAATGACACTTCAAGCTTTCATCATATGGCTATCGGCTATATGATTAGCAGGCTCATAGCTCAAGGTGCGGAGGTATCTTCGGCTACCATTGGGGAGCATGCCAACAAGCTGCTTTACAGATTAAGGAAATTGATTCATAATGAACCAAGGATCACAACTGCTGAAATTTCTAGTCGATTAGAGGTATCAGAACAAGAGATTAACGATCTCCTACTTTCTACGATTTACAAGTCACTTGACGAGCCTGTTTCAGACGGGTCTGATAAACGACATGTAGATTATTTAGTAGCTCCTTCTCCTACGGAAGAATTTGAGAGACTGGAAACAAAAAACGATATAAAAGTTATTAAAAATAATGCAGGAGTTCTAACTCTGCTTGAGCGAAAAGTTTTAAGACTTAAGGGAATAAAAATATGAAAACACAAAATAAGCAAATTGCAATTGAACCGTTTAAAAAAGAGCGGACCGAAGAACGTAAGATGGTTCGCGGTCTTGATATGACCGATGTCTCAACGACGAAACTTATTGAGTCTACAGTTTTATGGGATTCGGACAATTACAAGAAGGGTGATGTCGTATACTTTCGTTCAGAGATCATGAGACATCCTTATACTAACGTAAGACTTTCTCTTGGTGAGACCGTATTTGTTCTTATTCCAGAAGAACTCGTAGTAATGAAGAAGAGCGCAAATGCCTAATTTATTTGTAGGCGATCTTCATGCCATGTCCTCTAACTTGGAGGACACAAAGGCTATAATCAGTAAAGTCAAAGAGACAGCGATTGAGCATTCGGTAGATCGAATTATCTTTCTTGGGGATATATTCCATACGCATTCAGTTGTTCGTCAAGAAGTGGCCTATTTAGTTAAAAGTTATATAACTGATTTGTCTAGCATAGCTAAAGTATTCTTGCTAGCCGGTAATCACGACGGAGCATCTCCAGACTCGGTTGAGAAAAATGCAGTTAGATTGGTTTTTGATAAATTAGACGGCATTACTGTGGTTGATGATTACGAAAATGGACTAGTTGAAGATAAGTTCTTTATGGTTCCGTTTATTGGAGATCATGACCAATTTATTTCTGTAGCCAATAAACATCCGGAGAAGGTCTTAGTTTGTCACCAGACAATTGACGGCGCCAGGTACGAGACTAAGACATTAGCTCCGGACGGGATCGATAGAGAATTGATCCCACAAAAAGAGGTAATTAGTGGACATATCCATACTCAGCAGATCGTAAGCTCGGTATTCTATGTAGGCACTCCTAGAGCAATCACTTTCGGCGAAGCTAATCAGCTTAAATGTATAGTAATTGAGAACAACGGAGAATATACGAATATCCCTTCCGGTCATCTAGCTAAGCAGTATTGGCGCTATGACATCGAAGAGGGAAAGCCTGTCGAAACTTTTGCGGATACATGGAAAAAAGGTGACGACGTAAGAATCTGTATACATGGGACTGAAGAATTCTATAGAGAGACGCTTAAAAGCTATAGCCACCTCGTAGGAGTAGTTAAGTTCATTCCTAATATCCGAGCCAGTCTAGGAAAACAGATTAATGTAGAGGCTAGTGGCGGCGTAGATGAGTCGCTTAAAGAGTATGTTTATAAGATTTACGATATTAATGATGAAATGAAGGGTAAGGTATGGACAAAGCTAAAGGCATTAGTGCCGAATCTTTCAAAGACAAATTAGTCATCGCCAAGCTTCTTCTTCGGAAATATGGAATGATGCATGAATTGCATATGAGGCAATTAGAGGTATATCCAGTAGCCTGTTGTCCAATTGCAATCGACGGAGAGGCAGAAGTTAATGTAGATAGCCGCTCTGTTGTCTACAGAGTATATACAAATAGGTTCTACAAAGAAAAAGGCAGTGAAAGAATAGAGCTTCCAGTTAAGTTTAATTTTAAAAGCCCGTTTGATTTCACATGGTTAAAGATTAAATTTGGAAAGAAAGAATATAAGCAGCAAGTGGATTTAGCCAGTATTAATCTAAATACTTGGACCAAAGAACTCCTTTGGGGAGATGAAACATCTATAAAGGTAATAGTGGATGGACGAGAAATCAGTAACCCTTAGTACTTTAACAGAGAGAGAAAGAGGAGCTTTGGCAAAAGCCGAAGAAGAGGGGGTAAGACCCATTTCTCCTACTCTAGCAGCTCAGATGTTTGAGCTGTACTTAGAGGGCTATAGTTGTGAGCAGATAGCCAAAGTTAATGCCCCTTTTAAAGAGGGGGAGATCCTTTTTTTGAGGAAAAAGTATCAATGGGACGAAAACCGGGACCAGTACTGTTTTAATCTCCAGTCTCAAATGAGAGACAAATTAATGAAGCAAAAGCTTGAATCCTTAGAGTTTTTGACGAATATGTTATCTGTTACACATAAAGAGCACAAAGAAAAGACCCTTAAATACCTGCAAACGGGTAAGGATGAAGATAAGCCTGACACTTGGGTTACAGGCCCAACAGCATACAAAGGCCTCCTAGAGGCTATACAGAAGCTTACGGGAGAGGACCGAGTAATTACTCAGAACATTAAATCTGAGTCGAAAGTTACCGTAGATTCTAATCAACCTATTACGGTTATTAGCCCGGAATTGCAAGCCAAGGTTCTTAAGCGTCTAGCTCAGTCAGTAGAGGGTTCAGGTGACTGAATTAACTGGATTAACGGCTCAAGAGAAGCATGAGTTTAGTAAAGCTTTTGTTTGTCAGCGCCTTAATACAAAAGAAGACTTGAAACATTGGCTGATCTACTACCTAGATGTAGATTTGGCTGATTGTATGGTTTCTAGATACGCTACTAGCACACCGCTGGACATGGTTTGGGATTTATATAAGTTTTGCGTTGAAAAAGACTCTGATTCCGAGCCTTTATCGACTTTTTACATTGCAGGACGAGGATCTCAAAAAACTTTATCTTGCGCAGTACTCCAGATCTTACTTCCTCTTCACTTTAAAAGAGGCATGGTCCATTTGGGCGGTACTGAAGATCAGGCGAATCGAGCTTATTCTTATTTCAAGAAGTTCGTTAATAAACCGTACATCAGTGATTATCTCATTGATAAGCCTAAGATCTCTAAAACCACATTCCTTGTCGATGGGCAAGAGATTGACGTAGAGATTCTTCCCCTTACAGAGAGTTCGGTCCAAGGTCCGCACTCTCCAGTAGTTTCAATTGACGAGTTGGCGTCTCTAGCCCCAAATAAACTAGCAGCTTATCCTTCTATTGCCGGTATTCCTGTATATACACATGACGGTAAGCCTTGGGTTAAGTTCGGGATTTCATCCAGAAAAGGTCGGTATACCATTATTGAGACGGAGTACGATGAAAGACACAAGACCGGGGCTGTGTTTAAGTTTTGGACAGTACTAGAGAACACTAAACAGTGCCCAGATTCGATTTCAGGTACTGAGCCCCTAACTATGTATGTAGATATATTCGAGAATAAAGCCATTCTTGAGTCCGAATATATGGAAATTGAGGAAATAGAGAAAGAGAAGTATCAAAAGGTTGAAGCTAGGAAGGGATGCTTTACTTGCCCTCTCAGGGCTGTATGTGGTGGAGACTTAAAGAGGCAGAATTCTACATGCAGAAGCCTTAAGCCCGTCGCCGCAACTATACAAGACTTTAAGATGTCTCCAACGGAGTGGTTTTTGTCGCAACGCATGAGTCTTCAGCCTTCATCTGAAGATCTAGTGTATTCTAAGTTTAAGAGGCATGAATTCGAAAAGACGCCAAGAGAGATATATACAATCTTTTCTGGTAAAGATCCAGGGGATATAACCGAGTCGCAGTTGATTGATTTAATGTCAAAGGCTGGAGTAAAGAAATATGCCGGCGTAGACCACGGGTATACTCATCCATTTGCTATTGTTATAGTTTTTGAAGATCAAGTAGGTAATGTTTACATAGTTAAATCTTATGAGATGTCAGGGCTTGAGCCGCCAGAGATAGTGGAGACAATCGTTAAATTAAAGGAAAAATATGGCTTTACCCATGTTTATCCAGATACAGCTTCCCCCTCAATCAACAAGATGATCTCTAAGGTCGTAAGTGTTGGCGATAAGTTTACTAAGAGTCCACTCGATGGCATAGCCTTGATTAGGGACAGAATGTGCCCTCCAATGGGAGGGACTAAGTTCTACGGCCTTAAAGGAAACGTAGACAGCCTTGTCAATAACATGGAAAAATACCATTTTTCTTATGATTCCTCGGGTAAGCTAACCGATAAGCCAGTTAAAGAATTTGACGACTCCCATGATGCCTTGTCTTATGCGGCTCAAAATAGATGGCAAAGAAGCAAGCCTATAGTTACAGCCGACAATGAGAAGGCCTATTACGGCACCAAGGAGAAGCAGAGTATTGATGGCTTCAGGGAAGACGTACAGAAGCAGCATACCAACTGGCTAAGTAAGCAAATCTCCAGTGAAGCCAAAGAGCAAGGCGGCGGTACAGGAGTAAAATCATCAAAAAGTAAAGGTTTTTTCTGGGATATTGACTAATGATTACAGCATGTTAAGTCGTAATCTTAATATTTAAGTGTAAGGTCTAAAACAGATAGCGGAGCTAAATGTGGGTACAACTCTAAATTTACAGGTAAATTCAATAACTTATCAGGACAATAAGCCGTCCAATAACCCATCTATTAGAGTCTTTGATATAGGATATAAGATGCTTGGCCAACCAGTTAATCGGCCAGAAGCCAAGGACTTCTCTATAGCTCCAGGAGAGACTAAGGCTATCTTTAGCGGCACTAGAACTACCGCCATCAGTGGAAGTACAGAATTTGACATGTCTCAACCAGACCTGACAATCCCAAACCTCTATCGCTTTACCCATTCAGGCGGCACTGCACCGGCTTTTAGAGTAGACAGGGCTCCAGGTATAGACAACACTTCAACTTTCTCTGTAGCAGTCAACGGCCCTATTGCCACGTATACCAATACCGGCGGTACGGCGATTAATACTTCAAGCATGGTTGCTGGAGACATCGTTAAGATCGTCTATGGATCAGGCTTTAATCCGGTCAATTGCGGGAACTTCGTATTGCTGTCTAAAACTTCTACATCTATCTCCGTATATAACCTAAACGGAGCAGCTGAGACGGCGATGATTGCAGACGCAACTCTCTTTATGGTTTACAGCAATGGCGGTTCAAGTAACCAGATTCAGATCAAAGACAAGGTCATTATCTCAGCCGGATTTAGCCCAGCTAGCTACGGAACTTATGAAATCTATGATGTAACCCCTGAATACTTTGAAATCTTGGTTGGTGCTCCAAATGGTCTTCCAATTGAAACCGGCATTATTCCAGGTACGTCTGGGCTTATCTTTTATAGCTCTGCTAAGAGATTTCTGATGATTGCAGCTCAGCAGAAGTGTAGTGCACACGTTAACTCCGATACTTCAGACAATACTGTAATTGAGCCCGTAGAGGTCAATAACCCAGAACGTCCAGGACTTTACATAAAACAAGGTACAGCGTATGCTCTATCTATTAAGAACTTAAGTCTTGAGACTCTTAATGTAATCGTAGCGACTGCAGAGTAATCTATGTCTAAAAAACTTTCCGATAAAATTATCGATGAATTGACTAAGCCTAAAAGCCAAAGACTTGTTACTGTTGAATTAGGTGGCGAAGCTGAAGGTCAAGAATTTCGCGAAGCTTTAAAGAAGTTCAGAAACGATCAAGACAAGAAAGCTATGCAATTAGCTTTCGACGTTGATCCGATTAGAACAGATTCGCAGTATTCATCAGTATTTCGGCGCCGTACCAATCAACTACCTCCAGAATTCCTAAAAAGAATCAGAGATACAGAGGAGTTGATCGGTGGCGTCATTCTCCCTTACCGATCTAAACAAGCCTTTCCTTTTGCTAGACCTAGACCTAATCGTTTTGACGTAGGCTTCACTATTAACCTCCTTCCTGAAGTCTCTATTAAATACAGTGAAGAAGAGCAGCAAAAAATTAAAGATACAGTCATCCCTCAGCTTAGAGAGCTTCTTCTTACTTGCGGAAGTAATTCGAATGTATCCGATAAAGATAAGAGAACTTTAGGTCAGACATTCGTAGAAATTATAGAAGACTTGCTTACTTTCGGGTGCTTTGCCGTAGAGGTAAGAAAAGATGATGTAGGCCGATTCCACAGTTTTAGAGCGGTTGATGCCGGCACTATCTATTTCGCTACTCCACAAAAAGGAAACTCTCAAGAAGCAGCCAACATTAGAGCAGCTTCAAAGAGACTACTTGAGCAGCTACACAATTGCCAAGTAGATGTCAATAAGTTCAACGATGATCATTATACTTATGTCCAAGCCATTGAAGGCATACCTACTCAGATCTTTACTGATGACGAGCTTCTTTACTGGACCAGTACGCCCTCTACAGACATTAATCGTTCAGGGTATCCAATCTCTCCCCTTGAGAGAGTCTTAAGTTCGATTACGATGCACTTAAACCTGACTACCCACAACAAGATGTTCTTTATTAACGGTAGAGCAACTAGAAACGTAATGGTCTTTAAGTCGCAAAACCTTGAAGAAGACGATCTGACGGCTATCAAGTCTCAAATGCTTGGTCACATTAACTCTTCGAATGCAGCCTTTCGTATGCCAGTCTTCGGTATGGCTCCAGAGGATGAGATGCAGGTAGTGCCGCTTGATCCAGGCTCTAAAGACATGGAATTCCAGTATTTAGCTGACTTAAATAAAAGAATGCTCTTTGCTGCCTTCCAAATGTCTCCAGATGAAGTAGCAGCTCTTTCTTACCTTTCAAGAGGTACCAATAGCCAATCCCTATCAGAGAGCAATAACGAATGGAAACTGATTGCGGCTAGAGACTCGGGAATCAGACCTCTTCTTTTGAACCTAGAAGACTTCCTTAACTCTAGACTCTTGCCTAAGATCAATAAAGAATGGTCTAAATTAGTTCAGATCAATCTGGAAGGTCTAGACGCTGATAATCCAAGTTCTGAAGCTACAAGATTGCAGCAAGATTCGGCAATCTACCTCACTATGAATGACATCATGGAAAGGGTAGAAAAAGAAGACGTCCCAATCGGTGGAAGCTTCCCTCTTAATGCTGCTTATATTCAGGTTCTAGAGAAGTACTTCACTAAGGGTGAGATTCTTAAGGCCTTTGGCGGCGAAAAGTATAAGAATGCAGATCAAGACCCTAAGCTTGCCTATTATATGGCAGACCAAGCGTGGTTCTCGTTCCAGCAAATGCAGCAACAACAGCAGATGATGCAGCAGCAAGCTCAACAGCAACAGGTGCAGGGACAGCAGCAAGACCCAGAGAATCCAGAAGAAGGTCAAGATCTAGATAGCGCCATGGCTCAGTTAGGTGAGGCTCTTGGTAAATCTGAGAAAGTATCGTCTTCGGCCAGAAGAAAGCTCATGAGTAAGCTTAACAAAGCTAAGAAGAATATTCTTACCCAGTACGAGAAAGATTCTAGAGAAGCTGTAAGCAAAATCTCTGAAATCCTTGAAAATAAATGTAGTCACGACGAAGAGTAGTTGAATGACAAAAGAAGCTCTGGAATCAATTTTAAGGACTATAGACGAATTATTCGACAAGACTAAGTTTAGGCTTCTAGGGCCTGAATATGCAGCAAAAAGCATGGTCTTTTCAGTAAAAAAGTTTGACCCGGCAAATACCCTTACATCCCTTTACCTTCATGCACTAAGTGATCACTCTGTAAGCAGAGAATCAATAGATAAAGAGACTATTAAGAAGATTAACGATGTCTTTGACGGATATTTTTCAGCTATTTCAGACGGTGCAAAGCAAAAAGCAGAGTCTACGCTTACCTCATTTATTCATGAGGCGGATGTTAAGGCAAAGCTTGCTGGCATCACAACGGAAATGTTCTTAAATACAGATGCAGGACAGAGCATCAAAGAAGAAGCCTCTAAGGCTATCGGAGAGATCGTCTCTAAGGCCAATGCAAGCGTCAATAGGGTGGTTGTCAATGAAATGCATAATGCTCAAAGTTATGGCGCACTGGACGGCATTATTGGCTTGTCCAATTCCCTAGACATTCCAGATCCAGTAGTCTTTAAAATAGGGGTTATAGACGAGAAAATGTGTAAAGCCTGTCGTAAGCTTTGGCACATGGAAGATATTAATATCCCTAGACTTTATAAGCTTTCTCAGCTTAGAGGTGGCTACGAAAACTTAAAGGACCCTCAAGGGACTATAGGAATGACTCACCCGCACTGCAGACACGTCCTTACGACTCTCTTGCCAGGCTTCGGCTTTGACGCTTCTGGCAAGGTTGTATATGTCGGTCAAGGGCATGATGAGTACAGTAAACAGCAGTAAGACCTTACTGTAGGGCTCCGTGATACTTACTAAAAAGAAAAGACCCATAAATTCCAAATTCTGAGACATTATGGTCCTGCTCAGTCATGCACTTGAGCGCCGCGTCAATCTCTCCGTCGTCTACTCCATGATTCATAAGAAATTCAGAGCACTCCTCAAGAGTCTTGTTTTCTACCACATCAATCGTTTCGACGGGATCAAGAAACCCTCCAGGTAGAGGGATGTGTTTCGTTACTTTAGCGGTAGCAGTCCAAAGATCATTATTATTCTTAATAAGTCTGCAAGTTCCCATATTACCCCCTCAATAGTCTGGTTTTGTAGCCTAATTCATAGCCCAGTGCGTATAAGTCATTAATAGAGGCACCGACTCCATCGAAAACTGATACATTTTGACGAGCCAGGTCTACCTTAGCCTCATTGTATCCATCGTTATATCCGGTTTTGAACTTCTCTTCATCAGCTTTCTTTTTAGAGTCATAAGTTAGATGAGATATAGTTTTAAGCCTATTGAGGGACATATTCTTGAAGATTCTATTCATTATGGAGTCTGCCTCTAGAGCACCTAGAACCGTATCCGGAATTTCTACCTTTACTGTGTAAGTCTTTAGCATTTAATCACCTTTTCTTGCTGATATAAGTCTAATCTATAATTTACGAAGAAGAAAGACTTTTTCTTCTCCTAAAGACAACCTGTCTATCTCCATAAAAAATATCCTCAATTTGAGACATAGGGATGGTCACTACTTTAAACCCAAGCCTAGAGAGTCTCTTTAATTCATCAGAAGAAAACCAAGCAGAAAGCTGCATACGGCTTTTGAATCCGCAAAGGTATTCTTCTTTGTTAGGGAGATCAAGCCAAATAAGACTAAGCCTATAGTCGTTATAAGGCGAGGGATGCTTATCATCGTTATGGCAGCCGTCTTTCCAGTCGTCGATACCGCTGTTATAGGGACCTTGCCCCTTATTGTTTTCAATCCTGTATATCTCACCTACACACATCACTTAAACCTTTTTGGGCCTTCCACCTAAATGCGGCTACATCAGCCCTGTTATGTCTATCTTGAAGTTTGTTGCTTAAAAAGTCAATATTTTATTAAAAAACTCATTTAAAAGTGAAAAAATGGCCTATTTATCTTGTATTTTCAATGACTTAAGAGAAAATCTTAATATTTGTACAATGATGGTGATCATGTGTTGAAAAAGAATATCTTACTTGAAGGCATTTTTAGTTGCGAGTCCCCCGATACGTCTGGGGAAGTTCTTTCTGTTGCAGGTGCTGATATATCTGACCTTCAAACAGGTCAAGCTACGCTTAATACCGAGCACATAAACCCTGAAGATGCAGATAATGCAGAAATGCATAAAAATACTGAAGGATTTCAAGGGTTTAACTCAATTGTTGGTCGAGTAGTTAACGCTAAGAAGATCTTCTCAGATAAAGACTGCCAATCAGATAGAGAACTCTTGGCATGGCGTAAGATGCGTAAGCCTATGATCTACGGAACCGTGGAGATTTGGGACGGACCAGATGCCCATGACAACGCCAGAGCGGCAGCATCTATTGCTCGCATGTTTAATAAGCAAAAAGAAGGCCCTCAGTTAGGGCTATCTGTTGAGGGAAGCACTCTTGACAGAGAAGGAAACATACTCAAAAGAACTGTTATAAGAAAGATGGCTTTGACAATGAAGCCAGCCTTTAGAGAAGCAAGAGTGGATATTGTAGAGGATTCTGCACCACAAGTCGCCAAGTCGATGTCGAAACCGACTATTGAGGGTGGATTTGAGCCCCTACGTAAATCTGTTGCAATGCAGCATCTAGCTGTAATTACTACAGAAATCCCAAAAGATTTCGGTCTTTCGAAGGCTCTTGATAATCTAAAGAAAGCGTTAACGGCTGGAACTCCAGTAGCAGCGCCTAATGCATTGTCTGGAGGAGAAGCCCTCCAAAAAGAGTCACAACTGGCTAAGCTGTTAAAACTGGTAGGTAAGAAATCTCCCAGCGTGGCTCTAATCAAGACCTTGGTCCCTGGCATCTCTAATGACGATGCAGCAAAGGTCGAGCTTGCTATTAAGAAAAAGAAGCATGGGGACAATATAGAGCTGGCAAACCGGCTCTACAGTGAGATTTTTGGCCCTAAAAAGCACTAGCCACCAATAAAGGCCAGTAGTTTTAAGTAGTTAGCTAAAAATCTTAATATTAGTATAGTCTGCATATTTACGCGTATAAATAAGGAGTTTATAATGTCTACTATCGCAAAATCACAAAGCTTGATGCGTGCTCTTAAGGACCACCTTCAGAAGCGTTTACCTTCTACTTATGTATTTACTGAGTCAATGGATGCGCAAGGCGCTCGCCTCTTGATTTCTTCTGATGCTACTCCAGCTACTGGTGAGCAAGTTATGGCTATCCGCATTAAGCCTCAAGATACACAGTTTAAGGACGTTCTTGGTCTGGCTCAAACTGTCTACTCTCCAATGATCGTTCAGGTTATTGAAGAAGCTTCTGCAGTTGCTACCGTATCGCTTCTTACTCTTGCTAACCGCGTTCAAATGGATGCTGAAATCAATCGTATGGGCGTAAAACAAGAGCGTTACATGAATGCTAACGGAACAGTTCCTTCTGCATCGCAATTTGCAGCCGATGGTTCAGTAACTTCTTCTTCCCTTATCGCTTCTGTTTCTCCAGACCTCTACTGGCCTCTTTCTGGTCAGTAATTAAGGTAACTAAACTAGGAGAAAGGAAGACGAAATGTCTAAAAAAACAGAACAAAACATCGATCTAGATGCACTTCTTTCTGAAGTTGGCGCCGAAATCGATACAATGATCAAGTCCGAAAAGGACAAGATGGAAGCTCTCAAAAAGAGCGACTCTAAGCTGAAAAAAGATGACGAAGGTTCAGGATTTGAGGCTCCAGCCCCATCTCCGTCTCCAGAAGCATCAGCAGCTCCAGAAGAAGCTCCAGCCCCAGAAGCTGAAGCTGCTCCAGAAGAGTCTCAACAAGAAGAATCCCTTCAATCTATGATTCAAGGTCTTGATGACGAAATGCTTCAAGAGCTTGTTCAGATTGTTCAGATGGAAATGGAAACTCGTAGCAAATCTCAAGAGCCTTCAGCTCCAGAAGAAGCTCCGTCTCCGTCTCCAGAAGCTTCAGCAGCCCCAGCTCCTGAAATGAGCAAGATGGACATGTACAAGAGTGAAGTTCAAGGTCTAAAAGAAAAGCTCAATAAATCAGAAGAGCAATCTAAGAATCTTGAAAAAGCGTTCACAGCTATGACTGAATTGATGGAAAAGATGGTTAGCCGTCCTGTAGTTAAGGCCGTCACTGACATCCGCTCTGTTGATTTTATCGACAAAGGTGGCGCAAGTCTTCAAAAGAGCGAAATGTCTGATCAAGAAATTGACAGTCATCTTCGTAAAATGGCAAGCAGCTCAACAGAACTTGCTAAATTAGATAAAAACGAACGTGATGCACTGAGTAGTTACTTTGCAACTAAACGGCGCACACCTGAAGTATTAAAATTGGTTTCAAAATAATAGGAGAAAGCCCATGGGTATTGACATTTCAAAATTAGAAGAACTAAAAAAGGCATTGGAAGCTGGCGGTAGAAATGCAGCTCCAGGTGCTTTAAATCAAGGTTCAGCTCTTCAGAGTCCTGACCTTAGCCCTGTCATGAACATTGCTTGTTTCAGTGATGAAGCAATCAAGTTGCAAAAAGTTTTCAAAGTTACTCCAGCTAAAGGCACATTGGTTCAGTTCAATCGCCAACTTAGCTACGGTAGCCTTGGTAACTCAGCAGTTCTTGAAGGTGGAGTAGGTGCAGATAACACAAGCGACTATGTACAAGAAGTTGTTCCAATGGCTTACTATGTACACACTCGTCGTGCTACTATGCAAGCACAGCTTATCGAGTCTTTTGACGGCGTTAAAGCTGATGACCGCATGGCTGCTGATGCTGCCCTTAAATTGGCTGCTGACATTGAGCAAGCTATCTTCCAAGGTAAGTCTGCTTATTCAAATAACGGTGTTTTCGACGGTAACCCAGCATGGGTAAGTCAATCAGAGCCAGGAATGCACGGTCTTGACATTCAAATCCGTTCTTCTGATGGTAACTTGAACACTCAAGATTTGATGCTTAATGAGTACGGTGCTGATAGTTCAGTCGTTATTAACCAAAACGGCGTTCTCTCTCAAACAACTATTGAAGACGTTTATAGCCGCGCACAGATGAATAACGGTAACCCGAAGAAGATCTATATCGATCCTTTGACTCATGGTGCCTATAACAAAGTCAGCCACACTAAAGAACGTATCATTCTTGCTGGTTCTCCTCAGAACGCTACTGGCGCTTCTTTGAATGAACAGTTCGTAGCTGGTGGAGCACTTAGCATCGAGTCTAGCCGATTCCTTTCCGGTAAAACTAATCCAAAACGTCCTACTTATAACACCCCAGACACTCCGTCGATTGCAGCCGCTCAAGCAGCTAACTCTACGTCGTTCCTTGCTGGTGAAGTTTATCAGTATGCAGCTACTGCAGCTGGTGACTTGGGCGAATCTCCATGGTCTACTACTTCTAGCGTTACAATCGCTGCGAACGGTAACCAAGTTGCAATCACTATCACTCCAGCAGCTGGTATCGCAGCTCGATACTTCAACATGTATCGTTCACGCGCAGGCGAGACTAAGAAGGAATTTATCGGTCGTGTAGTTAATAACGGTGCAGCAACAACTGTGTTCACTGATCTTAACAACCGCATCCCAGGATTCGTAACAGGTTTTGCTCTTGATATGGACGGAATGGAACTTAAAGAGCTGAGCTCGTTTAAGTCAAAAAGCCTTGCAGAGACTGACCTCTCTTCAGTAACGGCTTACTACCGTTTCGTTGCTCTTCAAGTAGCGCTTCCACGCAAGAACTTGTTGATCGACAATCTCTCTAAGTAATTAATTTTACAAGTATTATTGAATTTAAGGGACTGCTACCAAGCAGTCCCTTTTTTTATTACTGAACAGTTTTCATTTTACGTAGAACAGCAAAAACATTCTCCCAAAAAGCGGTATTACCTTTTAGGCGACGAGCCTGAACATTAGGTTTAAGCTTAATTTTATCTCGCTTACGTTCAATCCCATCTTTATCTTTATAGAATTCTTCATAAATCTCAGCCTCCTCATTAAACGGAGGCACATCACTCATGCCCATAAGCATACGAGAGGCCTTAGCGTTCTCTTCAGCAATAGAATAAGCTTTCTTGAAAGCGTGCATCTGTACAAGCTCTTTAGCAAAAGCTTGCGGATTACGAGTTCTCTCGGTCAATTTATACGGATTCATACTACCCTTTCTACGGTTAGTGTTGGCCATTCAACTACTTGAATGGGATTAAAACCTAAATATTGTCCATCTAAAACGGAAGCATTAAGAAATAATTTATTGTCTCTCATGGTATACCCAGCGCTCTCGTGGATATGTCCAAAGGCATGCATTTTTAAATTTTGTAGAGACACTATGCGGTTAAGCAGCAAAGAGTCTCCAACGTGTCCATTGGGACAGTAGTCAAGAATTCCCCAAGGCGGACCATGAGTTACCAGAAGCTCTACATCTTCAGGGATCTCAGCCCATTTAGCCTCTAAATCATTGACTTTTACGTTAAAAGCCCAATTACAAAAAGCAATAGTATATGGAGAAGCAAAGATCTTCACTCCATTAATAGTAATGGCCTTATGGTTTAGAAGCATAACTCCATTGTCCTTGCATATGCCTTCAGCTAACTGAGGATTCCGAACGATAATCACTCCACCTTTTTTATGGGCACCACCAGGAAGATTCTCCTCAAAGAGGAAGTCGTGATTCCCAGGAGATAGGATCACCCCATGCTTGTACTTATCTTTTTGACGTCCAAGCCACTCTACCGAAGACTTAACTTCGTTAGGTGTTCCATAAAGAGTAAGATCCCCGCAATGGATAAGTAAGTCACCATCCGGAAGATTAGGCTTTTGGTTATGAGTATCAGAAATAAAGACTATTTTCATTTCTTAAGCCTGCGTCGCAATAGAGACGATCTAATTAGGGCGCTGTCTACGTCTTGAGTATCCATGAACTTGCCGGTTTTCATAAACTTCATATAGAACTGCAAAACATAAGTAAGAAGCAGGAATCCAGCAATTAATACGATATGGTTATTTAATAAAAACATGTAGTCCATAGCCACCTCTTGCCTTTATTAGGCGGTAGATTATATAAAAAGTCAAACTTTTTCTTGTGAAGTCGTATTTTGTGGGTATAATGAGACAGGGAGGCTTAATGGAAATCAATGGTTTGGCTAATATACATGTGATCCTGTTTCAGGCCATTCAAGACGGCAAGATCGATGCAGATACTGCAGAGAAGATAGGTGCCCAGCTAGTTATTCTTGAGCGATATATGCTTGCCTATTCAACCGCTGTGCTGTCTAATTTTGAGCCAGATGAAAGGAAGTCTGTAATCGACTCTATTCCACCCTGGCATGAGGTAAGAGACAATCCTCAGCAATTTAAAAGAATAAATGGTAAATAATGGTTATTATTCTTGTAGGGCCTCAAGGCTCTGGCAAAACGACATATGCAAATTCTATAGAGGGCCATATAGTTTCTCAAGACAATGATGGACCTCGTCATTTGGAGATCTATAAGAAACTACTAAAGTCTCCTCAGACTATTATTATAGACAGGATTAACCACACTCGAGAGCAGAGGCGAAGATACATTGACCTTGCGAGAGCTGCTGGTCATCAGACTAAAATAGTTGTCAAGAATCTACCCTTTAGTGAATGCCTAAAGAATATGGACGGCAGAGTCCACCCTACTATTCACAACAAAGAAACGGCGATTAAAGCTCTAAGAATGTACTTTTCTCAGTACGAAAAGCCTACTAGCGAAGAAGCAGATTTCCTAGAATTCTTAAGTACTTACGATCCGTACCTCATGGAGGTGCCAAAGGGTCGCACCATCATCATAGGAGATGTCCATGGCTGCTACGATGAGCTTATGGAACTATTAAGGAAAGTCAACAGAACAGATAGCGATACAGTAATTTTCTGTGGAGATCTTATAGATAGAGGCCCTAAAATTAGGGAAGTTCTTTATTTTGCCATGAACACACCAAATGTCTATTCAGTTATGGGGAATCACGAGAATAAGCTTGCTAGACATATTGCTAACCTAGGAACTAGTCTAGTATCGAAGATACAGATGGGTCATGGACTTCAGCAGACTATTGATCAATGCGAAATAAATGATGAGCTGCTTGGATGGCTTTGGAGTCTCCCTAAGATCATAAAGAGCGGTGAGAATCATATAATCCATGCTGGCATGAACCCCAGGTACCCTATAGCGCGACAGAGTAACGAGTTCCTTCTCTATGCTAGGAATTATGATCCGGTAAGTAATACTTTTACTAATGAAGCTTCACCGCCATGGTATAAAGATTTTACCACCGATGGAAACATCTTTTTTGGTCATGCAGTACACGAAAAGGCCGAAGTGAAACATAATATATATGCTATGGACGGTGGATGCGTCTTTGGCGGAGTATTGAGGGCTGCCGTAATTGACAATGGTATAACCATATATGAAGTTCCATCAAGGCAGCATGTAGAGGAGGCTAAGGTGAGCAGCAGAGATCAAATGGTAGTTGAAGGATACTTAAACCGTCAAGAAACGGATAAGCTTCTTCTTTATAACTACACGGACAAGTGTACTTATGAGAAGTATTGGAACGAAGTGACGCTTAACTCTAGAGGCATTATATTAGAGAAGGAATCCAATAAGATCATCAGTCTTCCGTTCCCTAAGTTCTTTAATTTAGGCGAACATGAAGTTTCTAGACTAGAGAACCTACCCAATGAACCTTATGAATGCTTTGAAAAGATGGACGGATCGTTTGGGCAGGTGTATTTTTACGATGGCTGGCAAGTGGCTACTAGAGGATCATTTACAAGCGATCAGGCAAAGCGAGCTACACAGATGCTAAAGAAGTACGACTTATCTAGTCTGTCAAAAGATTGTACGCTTTTAGTAGAGATTATCTATCCTGAAAATAGGAATATGCCTGGAGCTAGGCTTGTAACTAATTATGGAGATTCAGAGTTCTTAAGTCTTCTAGCTGTCAATGATAGGGCTAATGGTCAGGAGTACACCAGAGAAACTGTTGAGGCCTTTGCTAAGGCAATTGGTATGCCCATTGTCGCTAAGTACGATCTTTCTATTGAAGATATGATAAAAATGCAGAAGACTCTTCCGGCTGAAAAAGAAGGGTTTGTTGTTAGATTTCAAAGTGGATTGCGAGTCAAGATCAAGGGCGATGAGTACATGAAGCTTCATAAGATCTTGAACTCAATTACTCCCCTCTTTATCTGGAGTCTCATGAATGAAAGCGTATCTTTTGAAGTTCCTCAAAAATATTTGATTTCAATTCCGGAAGAATATTTGCCAGAAGTAGTTGAAATTATTAAGAAATTAAAAATTAGACATGCTGATATAGTCTCTGAAATAGGGCAAGAGTATGTACACTGTATAGAAAAAACTAATATAGCGACTCTTCCTGTAGATAGCCACGAATCTAAGAAGCGGCTAGGCATGTATATACAAAGCACACCTCTTAAACATAGCCCTGTAATGTTCCCTCGTCACTTTGGACAGTGGAAAGATATAGACCGATACGCAAGACGGGCTTGCCGTCCCAAAATGAACCAATTATAGAAAACTATTGACCGACTAGATGGCCCGTGAGAATATGACAATAAATAAAACCCAGCTACAGGAGCTGGCATAAAAGGGAGAAGATATGAAGAAGTTTTTGGTTTTAATGGTCGCAGCCTGTATGATGAGCTGCAGTCCAAAAAGAGAAGTGGTGGAGATCTATAAGGGAGATCCAGGTCAAGATGGTAAGGACGGAACTTCTTGTTCTGTAATGCCTGAAGTATCATCGGACGAATCTTTGTCAGTTATTGGAGCACGCATCTCCTGTACGGACGGTTCGTACTCGGTCATTTTGAATGGTGCAATGGGATCTCAAGGGGTTCAAGGACCTCAAGGCGAACAGGGTGTACAGGGTCCAGTAGGACAAACTGGCGCTGCAGCAGAAGCCTGTCAAGTTTATCGTGTAGGGTTCCTGGGAGTAACATTTCTTACTTGCCCTAATCAGTGGCCTGTAGCTATTTATGACGGTAAAGACGGTGAAGACGGAGTGGGATGCTCTTCTGAGCGTCAAGAGTCGCAAAATCGAGTTCGCATTACTTGTGGAGCCGGCTCTCACAAAACTACTACCTATGTCTATGACGGAGAAAAGGGTGACAAAGGGGATAAAGGTGCTACTGGAGCAGCAGGAGCTAGCTGTACAGCAACCCAGGCCTCTGGCGGAGCATATGTTAAGTGTGGTAACGGCACTCCGGTATTTATTGCTAACGGCGCTACAGGTCCTGCAGGAACGCAAGGTCCCCAAGGTGAACCAGGCCGTGACGGCTTAGACGGTGAAGATGGCGAAGACGGTGAAGACGCAATCCAGCCAGGCCTCTCATGCAATGTCCATAACCTTGCAAACTGGGACGGAGTGACTAATATTTTGACAGTATTGGCAGCATCAGCACCAGTAGGGTCGTTTACTCTGCCAAATCTTAGCGTAGGTAACTCTCCATCGGCTAACGGCTTCCCTGGCATGCCAGCAGCTCTTCAGTCTCTTGTAGGACTTGAGGGGTATGCTCTCGATTGCAATGGATACCTGAACATTAAAACTTCAGGATACTATAACTTCAGCATGCTTAGCGATGACGG